AGCTGCGGGGCTGGGGCTGGGTCTCTGCCTACCTGGTGCACCACTACGCGAACAAGCATTCCCTGAAGCGGGCTCAGAACTGCTGGGCGGCGGTGCGGGTGTTTTTGGACTTCCGGCAGATCGTGGACCCGGCCCAGGTGACGCACGCGCATGGCCATGACTACGTGAGCTTTCGCACTAGTCCGCCGGCGAAGACGCTGCGGAAGCGATCGAAGAACAACGCGCTGACCGAAATTAAAATCTGGGGCGGTATTATGCAGCACGCGGTGCGCTGCGGGATGATCGGCGCGAACCCGCTGTACCGGCTGGGGATCAAGCGTGACAAGGCGAAGGTGAAACCGGAGATCACACGGGCGGAGCAGGCGCAGATTGAGGCGGCGCTGGCGGATGAACCGGGCTGGATGGCGGACTCCTGGATGGTGGCGATGAAGCAGGGGAGCCGCAGGAGCCAGGCGCAGATCCCGATGAAGGACATCTGCGAGGCGCAGATGATGGTGACGCTGCCGGAGCAGAAGGGCAGGCAGCACTCGATGCCGCTGCATCCGGATCTGCTGCCGCTGGTGAAGCGACGTCGCGAAGAGGGGGCAACCTACCTGGTGGAGTACCCGGCGCAGATCACGGGGGCGTGGAGCAAGTTTTTTGCCAAGATCGGGCTGCCGCACCTGTGCTACCACTGCACGCGCGTGACGGTGATCACGCGCTTGCTGAGGGCGGGCTACACGCCGGCGCTGGTGATGGCATGGGTGGGTCATAGCTCGGAGAGTGTGAACATGATTTATCGAAGGCTGAAGGCACCGGACGTGGCGCAGCTCGGGGATGTGCTGTGAGGGCTCAATCATAGAAACCTTGGACCAGTAGGTAAACGGCGAGTAAAATGCCAGCGCATGCGCTTGTAATGAAGGCTAACGAGGTGGGAAGTTTCCACCAATAGCTGGAGCTATCTGCGTTCCAACCAATGGGAAGGACAACGTTCCAAAAATAGGAAAAGAGGAAGGGGCTGCTAATGATGAGAAGGAGTCCGCCGAGAATGGAGAAAAGTCTGATGAGGGGGGGAAACATGGGGCATGGGTGTGCTGTGAGAGGGAAGAGTGGGAACCGGAAGCTGGTAAAAGATGGGCGGTAAAAGATGGGATCACCGCGCTTGAGAAATGCTGAAGGTATGGGCCATGATGGTAAAATGATGAAGGGTAAAATGATGGGATGATTACTGGGCGCGGGGCAGGGCGGGCTTTTGGACGGTGCGTTTGGAGGAAGAGAAAGAGGGGTTGGCTTTGAGCCAGGCGAGGGCGTCGGTGATGGTGGCGCGATTGCCGGGCATGGGAAAGCCGCAGTGGCGCATGGCGGTGATGAAGCCTTTGCTGACATGCAGGGCCGCGCCGAGCTGGCCGCAATTCAGGAGGGTGACGGCGGGGTCGATGGTGGGAGCGTGGGACATGGAGCGAAGGACGGTTTGGTTTTTGGCAAGGGAATGAAGGAGCAAGGGAATGGGCGGAATTAGATCAGAGTCCGACAAGAAAGCGGGGCGGGGTGGACAAAGGGGCGCTGGGGCGATGCCAGAGGTGGAGGCAGCCGCTGTGATTGTTCACGTACTGGGACTGCGGCGGATGGAACTGCACCACGCACTGATCAGGGTCCCAGAACAGGTCTTTGACCCGGCACATCTCCGGCCACGAAGGGCATTTGCTGGGGCTGTCTGGCAGGCTGACGCTGACGTGCTCCCAGCCCTCTGTCATGGGCTCTTCTGCGCCCGAGGCAATGATGGCCAGTCGGCGGCCTTCAGCCTGGCGGCCGGGAATGAGGAAGGCACCAAAGGGAGAGCCGCTGGGCGCGCGGGGTAAGCCGGGTGGATGGTGACGAAATTCTTCGGGAAATTTCATGGGTGGTAAAGAAGGAGGTGGAGGTGGTAGCTGATCCAGGCGGAACCAAGGACGAGAAGGGACAGGCAGAGGATTTCGCCGGCGGTGAATTTCATGGCTGAGTGGGAGGAAAGGCGTGGTGCTCGACGCCATCGAGCAGGTGGCCGGCGCGGGCGGTGCCGAGGCGGAGCATGAGGGTGTCGTCGGGGTGCTTGTGGCCTTTGTAGGACTTGGCGAGACTGCCCTCCGCCCCGTGTTTGAGGTTGTCCACGCTGATCCACTCGCCCCACTGCTTGATTGCCAGGATGCCTTGTTTTCAGCGGCGAGTTTTTCGCGCAGGACGGTGTAGGTGCAGCCGGTTGGGAATGTGGTGCTAAACCATCTTTTGCCTTCTGAGCAGGCGTTTTTATCTGCCAAGAACGCGGCGGTGATGGGGAGTTCCCGCAGGTGTTCGGGAATGACGGCGGTGAGGCCGGGCTGGCAGTGGATGGTGGGTGGCGTGGTGGTATTTGTGTTCATCGGGGAGATGGGGGGATGGGATGATTATCGGGCGTAGAAGTCGTGTTCGAGGTGGTGGTGAATGAAGCGGGGAGCGCTGAAACGGGCGCTGGCGTGGGGGCAGTAGCGGTAACGGGAGTCATCGGTGTCGCCGTGGAATTCGAGGCAGTCGCAAGGAATGTTCCAGGGCTCGCCATCGAAGGGCCCGCCGAGCAGCACGACGACCTGCGTGGCGTTGAACGGGGGCTGGGCGTGGAGGTCGTTCATGGCGGCGGATGAAGGGATGAGGATTGGCCGCAAAAAGGCGCAAAAATTCGGAAGCAGAACCGCTTATAAGCGGTGAGGAAGGGCAAGGTTTGGGACCAGAACCGGAGTCTGTTTTTTGTGAGTTTTTGCGTGTTTTGCGGCCATGAATGGGATGAGTCTTGGGATCAGGCGGTGAGGTACCAGCCATAGAGGGCGGCCCAGAAGAGGAGGGTGGAGAGGAAGAGTCTGCGCATGCCGCGGGCGGCTTCTTGGGCATCGGCCAACTGGGCGAGGCGGGCGGCTTCGGGGGTGGGGTCCTGTGCGGCGCTCTCCGGCGGTGAGATACGGGCAGGGCTGAGGCTGCTGCGCAGGCTGGGGAGGGAGCGGCGGAGATCGATCATGCGGGTGTCGGCGGGCGGCAGGTAGGCGATGGTCTTCATGGGATGGTGGGGCGGTGGGATCGAGGACGAGTGGGATGGCCGCTGCGCGGCGAGAGGGTGGCGTGGAGGAGGATGTGGTCCTGGGCTTTGGCGGCGGCGGCTTCGAGGGTGGCGCGGGGGCTGCGGCCGGTGGGGACGGTGACGGTGATGAAACGCGGGGCGCGGATCTTGACGCGAACGCGAGTGGTGGTGGGTGATCTCATGGGACGAAGGACGGTTTTAATTTTCGCAAGGGAATGCACGGATCAGAGGTCGAGCTGGCGGGCTTCGTCGAGGGTGGGCACGTTGAGGCGGTCGAGGAGGTTGCTGATGTGCTGGTGGATGGATTGATAGCTGATGCCCAATGCGGCGGCGGCTTGCTTGCGGGTGAGATTGGTGTTTTTGAAGAGGGAGAGGACTTCCTGCTGGCGCTTGGTGAGCGGGAGGCGGGCGGCGCGGCGGATGGGGAGTTGCATGGGAAGAGGGGAAGGGGAATGACGAAAGGCCGGAGGAAGGCAAAAAGATGGGCGGTAAAAAATGGGGAATTAAGCGGCGGAGGCTTTGTAAAGATCCAAGAGGTAACCTGGTGACAGTCCGGGATTCCGCCCTTCATCGAGCTTGGACTTTTCTTGCGGACCGTAGTGATAGATCAAAGGATCATTGATGTGAGGGCAGCAGCGAGCGCCTCCGATGTAGAACTTCACGTGGCAGGTTACACATTCGTAGTATCCGTAGGAAACGGTGATTGTGGGATCGAATGCGATGGTGATTGACGGCGTGGACATGGGGAGTCGGAGGCTGGTAAAAAATGGGATGACTATTGAGGGCCGGAACGGTAGTGGGTGTCCCAGGCGGAGCCGGTGGGGGCTTCGAGGGCGGTGATGTGGCCGAGGGTTTCGAGTTCGTAGAGATGCTGCTGCACTTCTTGGGAGGGGAGATTGCAGTGCATGGAGATGTCGTCGGGATCAAAGCCGCCGACGGAGGAGGCGACGTAGCCGCGCACGAGCTTTTGCAGGGCGGTGAGAACGGCGGCTTGGTCGGTGGTGAGGGAGGTGTTTGTACTCATGGGGTGGATGGAGTGGGAACTGGAGGCTGGTAAAAAATGGGCGGTGAAAAATGCTGGATAGTCTTCAAAAGACTTTGTGGGCGAGAAGGTAGTCCACGGCTTGCTGTACGGTGAGAATCTGCTCGGCGTCGGCGTCGGGGATGCTGATGCCGAACTCGGTTTCGGTGGCCATGATGATTTCGAGGTGATCGAGGGAGTCGGCTCCGAGATGCGGGGTGGAGACTGATCCGGCAGGCACGGTGCGGGGCATGAAGTGGGCTGCGGGGATGACTTCAGCGGGGTCCACGTGGAGGAGTTCCACGAGAATGGCGGTGAGCTTGGCGAGGATTTCCGGGCCGGTGAGCTTGGGCAGAGTGTTGTTGGGGGTGTGAGGCATGGGAGGGGGAATGGAAGGCAAAAAAATGAAGCGGTGAAAAATGCCGGAGGGGGAGCGGTTGGAGTGGGAGTTGACTGAGACTCAGTGAGGGGCAGGGTGGGGGATGACTACGGGAAAACTAGGAAACTGGATATTGGGAGCTTTGGCGGCTGCCGCGTTTGTTTATGTGGGGCTGATGTCCATGTGTGAGCCGGTAAAACCGAGAGTTGAGGCTGGTGAATTGGCCAATGCAAAGTTGATGATCATGGCGTTGTGCTATCGGGTGCAGACTGAACATGATGTGAATTTGACCTATGAGGATTACAGGCGGGACGGAGGGGATGAAGATATGATCCGGCTGGCGCGGCAGATGCTTGAACTCAAAAGGGAAGGTGAGTTTGAGGGCTTCGTGAGGTATGTGGCGGATTCAAACAGAAACAGATGCGGACCTGTGCCCAAAAAGGTGAGTCAATAAATCAAGCGGCGCGCTGAGTGGGGGGGTGAGCGGCTTGCTCGGCCTGCTTGGCACCGACTTCGAGTGCGTGTTCGAAGCTGCTGGTGACACTGCGCATGCCGGCGTCCTCAACGACGCTGGGCTCGGCGGTGAAGCGGAAGAACTGCTGGAGACTGCGAAACAAGAGTGCAGCCTGAGCTTCGCAGCCGGTTGGCACAGGGATGGATGGCAGGGTGATGGTGGTCATGGTGTATTAAGTGTCGTTGAATGACTGACATATGTCACAAAAAGAAATATATTGCAAGTATCATGTTGCATTATTTTTCTTTTTGTGTCAGTGTATGACACTTATCCGATTGATTCCATAATGACCCCCTTTTCCAAAAAACTTGATTCTTTATTAGCTGTCCGTGGGACAGCAGCCAGGCTGGCGGAGTTTTCCGGCGTACCTGCCTCTCATTTGTCCAAGCTGTGCAAGGGGGTACTGCCGACGCCGGAAATGTTGAACAAGCTTTTGCCTTTTTTTGAAGCGGCGGATGCGGACGGGCTTGTGGTGGAGTATTTGCTGCTTCACCGCCCAGCAAATGCACGGAATGTGCGTATTTTGGTGAGTGAAAGTGACCCACTGCAGGACCGCCTGGAAAAAGCGATTGCTTACTTGGACCCGCAAACGAGGGAATCTCTGGCCTGCATTGTCGAAGCAGTGAATCGTTCTCCTGAAAAGGGATCTGCGGCCATGCGCGGCGTGGGCGGTTTGTTCAATGCCCAAAACACGATGCCGTTGCATCGCAGCCGCATGGAATTGTTGCCTGCGGTTCTTTCCTCTGAGGACACGAACGCGCCGCCGGTGGCGGAGGTGCGGCAGGAGGTGGTGTATGAGAAGCCTTTACCCAAGAAAAAGTGATGAATGACGCTGCTTTGACTTCTCTTGAACCGGAGCCGGCTAAAGCCGGGACTACACTACTGGGAGCCGGAGTGGCGCTGGAGCCTTGGCTGCGGCTGTGCGCGGGGAATGGGGAGTTGCTGGCGAATTATGATCGGCTGCGGGGCACGAACCTGGGTGGCCGGGGGACGCCCATTGATCGGATGATTGATGAGGCGACGGGAAAGCTGGAAGAGGAGGCGCTGGGGTTCTTTGACTGGTGCCGGGAGATGTTTGAGCGGCTGCAGTGGGAGGCGGCGGCGGCGGATGGATAGTCATCCCAGATGGAGGAAGATTTTTGAACCACGGAAGACACGAAAGACACGGAAATTTGAACCACTGACTGGGAACAACTGAACACTGACTTATGAAAACACCCGATTACGAACACCTTGCGAGAATTCACCAAAATGCTGCTTCAGCGGCGCACGATGGAGAAACTGCCATTACTCCATGGGAACTCGTGGAGGGTGGGGTGCAGAAAGCCCGGATTGATGGGATGCAGGCTGCGATTGAGGAGTATGAGCGTCTGCGGATGGAGCAGGCTGCGGAGGGGATGCCGAGTGTGGAGGATTGTGTCAGGCTGTGGCATGAATGCCCTGGGATCAATGCAGGAGTGGCGGCTGTCCGAGCCCTCATTATTTCTGCGTTTGCGCGAAAGATGGGGGCTGACAACACAGGCAACTGGGCTGCTGCGGCAGCCCAAGATTTGACGGCAGCAAAGCAAGAGATTGCTAATCTGACTGCCAGGTTTGAAGCCTGCGACCAAGCCCGGAAGAACGCCTGTGATGACCGAGATGCCGCCCGGGCGAAGCTGGAAAAAGCGGGACATTTAGCGTGGGGGTGGAGAGCCTTGCACGGGGGTCCGGAGACGAGATCGGTGCTGAACGGCTGCGCGGATGGACTGGAAAGAATTCTAAAAGCGGGGGCTGCGGTGGAGGAGTCCGAACAGAGGAAGGCAAAAAAATGTTTGGAAACTGCTTTGCAGGTGGAACGGCAGTTGCGTGAGGTTGCGGAGGGGCGGCTGGCGGAGATTGCGAAGCTGCCGGCGAAGTGGAATAACACGCCATGTGGCAGTGGACTAGCCGGTCAGATATACCGAGAGCAACTTAGCGAGTGCGCCAAGGAACTTAGGGGCATCATCAATTCAGAACTGGCCGCCGAGGAAGTGAGCCGGGCGGAGTTTGAGGCGGAATGGAGGGTCTATTGCCCTGGTGATGATTTTACCGTCGATGAAAAAGTCGCTGCCTGGCACATGTGGCAGGCACGCGCCGCCAAGGAGGAGCGGAAGCCGGAACACGCTGAAGCGTGAACAACGAACGATTAGTCACCCCATTTTTTAACTCAGCATTCCCCGATGATGATTATGAATACGAACACGAACACCAATACACCCAGCAGAACACAGACAGTGACGATGGAGCGGTCCGGCTTGGGCCGAGACCGAGATTTGAGTCAGAGCCAGAGCCGGAACCAGAGCCCGCTGCAAGGAGGTGATGGGGACGCTCGACCAGAACCGCCTAAAGGCGGGACTGCACTGCTAGGAACCGGAGGACGGAACACGCTCAAGCGTGAACAACGTACGGAGGAAGCGGGCAGGAGTGCTCGCGCTCCTCTCATGCAAGGGCGGGGGAGTTTGCAGCCGAAGTGTCCGGTGGGGGTGATGGAGGGTCGGCTGTGTGGCTGGGTGGACCTGGGGACGCAGCGGGTGCGCTTTGGCAGTGGTGCTGCTGCCGGCGCTGCTGACGCCGGCGCGGGGAAAGGGCTGCGGAAGGTGATGCTGACGTTCTGTGTGCGGGGCGCGGCAGGGGAGTCGTGGCGGGTGAGCCGGGAGTTTACGCTGTCCGGCGGGCCGCGCAGTGCGCTGCGGGCGCTGCTGGAGGCCTGGCGTGGGCAGCCGTATGCGAGTGATGAGGAGGCGTGGCAGGCGGTGCGCAAGCCACTGCGGGTGCTGGAGCGGCAGGGGCTGGTGAGGATCAGCGAACGGGCGGGCAAGGACGGTCGGCTGTGGCCGCAGGTGGAGGGGGTGTGGCCGATGCTGAAGGGAGCGCAGGCGCTGCCGCTGCGCTGGCCACCGGTGTATTTTACGCTGGAGGCACTGTGCCGGGAGACGTTTCAGGGGCTGCTGCCGTGGGTGCAGGCGAAGGTGCGGGCGAGTGAGGAGTGGGGGAGGTTGGCCGCAAAGTGACGCAAAGAGGCGCAAAAAACCGGAGACTGAAATTGCACCGCAGAGATTGGAAAACCGCAGAGTTCAGAAGGCTGGTAAAAGATGGGCGGTGAAAAATGAAGACTGAGAATTGAGAGGATTTTTTTATGTGTGACTGTGAAATGCCTTCGTGCTGCACCGAGACGACGCCTACGGCGCGCAAGCGGCATCGATGCTGCGAATGCCGGGGATGGATTGAGGCCGGTGAGAGGTACCAGTTGATCACTGGGGTGTGGGACGGGCGAGGTGCCAGCTACAAGAGCTGCCGGCAGTGCGCGGCGTTGCGAGACCGGGTGAAGAAGCTGACGGGCTGCTGCGTTGGCTTGGGCGGGCTGCGCGAAGAGCTGGGGGATTTCGATGAGCCTGAGGGAAACACCGAGAAGCAAAGGGAGATTTGGGCGGAGCACAACGCCATCCGCATTCGGCGTGGGGCGGTGATTTCGCCGGCTTACAAGGAAGAGGAGAATGAGCTGCCGGAAATGATTTTTTAACCACTGACTGGGCACGAGCAGGACGGATCAGAACCGGAACCGCCTGAAGGCGGAACTACACTACGAAGAGCCGGAGGCGGACACGCTTAAGCGTGAACAACTTACGGGGGACCGGAGCCGGTTAAAAACCGGCGCTCCCAGTGGGGAATCCGGACACGCTGCTGCGAAGCCGCGAAGCGAACCGTGAACAACATACGTTATCTGAGGTAGCCGAGGCGGCGGAGGAGTTCGAGCTGCTGGACTTCGAGGAGGGCGTTGAAGATTTGGAGCTCTTGCTCTTGCAGTTGCTGCTGGTAGCGGAGGCGGGCCTGCTCGATGCGGCGGGCGTTGGCGGCGTTGCGGGGGTCGGCGGCTTGATCGGCGGCGATGGCGGCGCGGGCGGCTTGCTCGCTAGCAAGGTAGGCGGTGTTGGCGCGGGCCTCGGCCTCGACGATCTGGAGGCGCTGGAGGTAGTCGGCACGCTGCTGGGCCTGGGCGGCGGCTGCGGCGGCTTGTTGCTGGGCAACGCGAGCGCGTTCTTCGGCAAGGGCGGCTTTTTCTTTTGGCGTGGCAACGCCAAGCTTGGCGCGTGAGGCGGCGTCTAGGTTGGCAACGGGCTCCCACCAACTGGTACTGTAGATGTCAGTGACATAGGCCATGGTGCCGTCGGCGCTGAGTTTGTGAACAAAACCGCGAAAGTGAGCGCCGTTGATGGCAAAATCATCGGCAGCAGGCAAGTGGGTGAGGCAGATGAGGGAGAGCAGTAGGCAAGTGAAGGAGGCTTTCATGGGGGAAGCTTAGGCATGGGGCGGAAAAGTCAAGGGGAGGACGGAAGCGGTTTTGTAATGGGTGAGTGGGGAGCCGGAACACGCTGCTGCGTGAACAACGTGTCGCCGGAACCGCCTGAAGCCGGGACTGCAATACTTCCGGAACACGCTGAAGCGTGAACAACGTACATTGAACAACGTACGGCGTGGACATGCGTTGACGGGGGCTGGGGCTGGGGTGACTGCTGGGCATGGCAGACCGAGCCAGTAGAAGACATCCCGAGGCTGCGGCCCGTGGTGCCGGAAAGACTAAACCGACAGTCCGCCGCAAGGCCGCAGTGAAGACGATGAAGACAGCCACCGGGCGGAAGCCTGACGTGGCTGAAGGTGTGATTAAGAAAGTTGAAGGTTTCAATTTGAAGGTTTCAAGTTCTGGGAAGGTTGAGGCGGAGGGGATGGGCCGCAAAAAGGCGCAAAACGGCGCAAAAAAGCCGGAGAAGAGAAAGGTGAAGAAACAGACCCGAGTGGAAGAGAAAGAGTGGCAGGAGTCTGACCCTTTGCCCAATGCGCAGCATGAGATGTTTGCCAAAGCCATGGCTTACGGGGCTTACTCTCAAACGGCGTGCTATTTGATGGCTTACGAAGAAGTGGAACGCTCCACGGCACGGGTGAATGCTTCACGATTGCTGACTTATGCTGATGTTTCAGCCCGGATTGAGTGGCTGAAACGGGAGTCGGTGAAATTGTTTACCGTGAACAAGGCGGAGATCATGCGGGATTTGTATGTGGGCTGGCGCACGCCGGTGGGGCACATTGATCTGGAGAGCCCGCTGGCCCAGGAGGTGAGCTACGATGCGGAGACGGGAGCGATCACCAAAGTGAAGATGCCCGGCAAGACGGACATGCTCAAAATCCTGCTGCAGATGGAGGGCATTGAAAAGCCCGCCAATGATCCGCTGGAAAAGGCGGTGGATGCGATGGCGGACATGATCCGCATGATCCGCGAGAAGCGAGGGCCGGAAACGCCATGAGTGTGCGGAAGATGACAGCGGAAGAGAAGCAGGTGGCGGCGCAACTTGCGGACCCGTGGTGGAGGCTGCGGAACTTGTACATGATCCGGCCCGAGGGCGGCGGACTGCCCCGACCTTTCGAGCCGCGAGCCGAGCAGGAGATGATTACAAGCACCTGCTGGAGACGTCGCATGAACCGGCGTTCATCGTCAAATCCCGCCGTCTGGGCTTCAGCACGGCGCTGGGGGTGTTTGCGGTGGATCTGGCGGCGTGGACGGCGGGGCAGCAGTGCATGCTGGTGGACATGACGCAGCCGGACGCGCACAAGAAGATGCGCGAGATCATCCGCTACGCGTATGACGCGCTGCCAGCACCGATCCGCAGCCACCTGAGCACGCCGAAGCGGGAAGACAGCCAGCTTTCCATCCGGGCTGCCGGGCATGATGAGCAGCTGGACAGCCACATCTACGCCGGCATGAATGCGCGTGGCGGTGACTGCTCCCTGCTATGGGTGTCTGAGTGGGGCAAATTTCAGAACGATGCGAATCACCGCACGCGCAGCCAGGAAATCAGCGCCGGTGCGTGGAACACGGCGCGCAAGGGGCGGCGCGTGGTGGAGACGACGTGGCAGGGCGGGCGCAATGGCGAGCTGTGGGAGCTGATCAAGCCGGTGCTGGAGAAGAATGTGAACGCCGAGGGCAAGGTGTACTTTTTTCCGTGGCATGCGGACCCTACGTGTGTGTCGCTTACGGGCATGATCACCGCCGATGTGGAGGAGTATTTCAAGGACATCGAAGAGCAGCTGGGGAAAGAATTCAGCGAGCAGCAAAAGAAATGGTGGGCCATCAAAAAGACCGAGCAGCGCGGGCACATGAAGACGGAGTTTCCGAGCACGCTGGATGAAGCGCTGAGCAGTCCGGGGCTGCAGCCGAGGTTCAGCGTGGAGGCGATGGAGTGGATGGAGCGGATGATGATGAAGCCGGAGAGTGTCAGGCATGGCTACATCAAGCACGACAAGAACACGCGGGCGGCGCAGTTCATCCCGACCAAGCCGGACGATGAAACCGCGTGGTTTCGAGAAATAGAAAAACCGAGGGCTGGGTGTAGTTACGTCATTCCTATCGACTTCTGCACAGCCAAGCAGGTGGTGTCTGGAGATCCGGACTTTCACGCGCTGCCGGTGTTGCGGGCGGCGTATCAGGATGAGGGCGGCACGATCCACCCGATCCGCGTGGCGGGAGCGATTAGCATCGACAACCGGACGGTGCTGAAGACGTTTTGTTCACAGATCGCCGCTATTCAGGACTACTATGGCGGAGCTATCGTAGTGCCTGAGACGAACAACATGGGCGGCATCATTGATTTGATGCGGGCCGCCGGCGTGACCAACCTTTATGAAAGGCAGCTCAATCCAGACAGCAAAGCGGACCAGCGGATGCGCAAAGAGCCGGGCTGGGAGACGACGGCCAACACGAAGCCGGTGCTGATTGCCAGCCTGGAAGAGGTGATCGATGCGCAGGGTTTGATCGTAGACTGCCCGCGAATTTTGTCGGAGTTGCAGATGTTCCAGAATACCAACCAGGCGGCGAGTGGATTCCACGATGACTGGGTGATGGCGCTGGCGATCGGCGTGCACAACATTCGATTTGCGACGCGGTATGTGACGCGGATTCCGATGATTGAGCGGGCGGAGGGGGATCACCGGCCCAAGGGAGACTGGGGAACGGGAGGGAAGTCGTGGGGTGGTGGGGGAAAAGATGAGGCTTGGGGGTAGGGGCTGGATGCTGGATGCTGGATGCTGGAACCGGAGGTGGACAGGATTGACAGAATTCCAGCATTTCAGGATTGGGAACGGAGTCGGAGCCGGCTGAAGCCGGGACTACAATACCCGGAAGCCGGAACACGCTGAAGCGTGAACAACGTACGGGATGCGGCGGAGAAATGCGTTGTTGAGGGGTGGGTGGGGGTGTTGAATGGTGGGGAACTTTTTTTTACCTGATATGAGTCCCATTTACTCCAGCAACGGCGGCCTTTGGGCGGTGAATCAAGAGCGTGCCAAGGCGCAGGCGGCTGCGGATGCCGGGGTGGACCTGGCCACGGCGGAAGACACGCAGGCAGCGGGTGCAGCAGCGGCCAGTCGCTGGAACAATGCGGCGCTGGCGGGGGCGCGACGGCGAGCGGGTGGCAGCACGTACCGGAACCGAGGCACGACGCTGAGCACGGCTCCGAGCATGCTGGACAGGTCCAACATTGATGCCGTGGCGGCAGCGCGGCGAAAGAAGGCCAAGGCGGACACTGACATGGCGTATCAGGACCAACGCGTGCAGGTGAGGCTTGGAGCCCCGATCCGGCTTTGGTAGTTTTGTCATTCCGAACAGTCATCCCAGAACCTTCATTCTCATCACGTTATGCAGACCAACCTCGCTCAAGCACGCCGCAACTACTACGGAGGCGGAGGTGCTGACGATGCGCCGCGCATTGATGGCCGGGTGAAGCGCAAGACGATGATGGGAGGTGCGAGCCAGGGGCCGATCAGTATGCGGTTGAATCGCAGTGAAACGATGGAAAACGAGGCAGAGGCTGAGATGATGCGTGCTGAGGAGCGCGGTCGAGCCCGTGCGCAGGCTGGTCAAGGGCAGGGACAGGGGCAAGGGATGCGCCCTGGATTTCAAGCCGGGTACGATGTGCCGGTGGGAGGCGCGAGCAAGCCGGGCGGCATGCTGATTCCGGGTACATCGGCAGGATCGAGCATTTGGGTGACGAATGATGATCCGCGTGTCAAAAAGCCTGAGAAGAAGGAACTCTCGGCTGAAGACCTGGCCAAGATGGAAGCCCGCCGGAGAAAGGGGCAGCAAGGCATGGAGTTTTCACGCCGGCGCGCTGCCTTGGAGCGATCGGTGGCGCAAAGCACGGGGGGCGGCCAGATGAACTGGCGCATGCCTTCCCAGCAGAACAAGGTCGGAGAGCTGGCTGAACTGCGCGACAGTGGCCGCGACATTTGGTTTGGTGACGAAAAGTTCTGACGCACTGCCTGAGACATTTATTTGCAGAGAAACCCAGCACACACATACCCGATGAACAACAACGCGCTTAGTTATCCCCGTAATGAACCATCAGTAGGCACCATAAATCCCTCCTGCCGTCCCATGCCCCAACCTGCGCAGGGTGAGGTGGAATCGCATCTGGTGGAACTGCATTCTTGCACGGAGGACCTGGCCAAGAATCTGGCGAGTTTGTTTGAGCGTTTGCAGCCGGTGACGCGCCCAGCAAATGGTGGAGAGTGCGGTGATACCGGAAAATGTCCTGAGCCCGTGAAATGCGCGCTGTCAGAACAGATCCAGAGAGTGACCTTTATGGTGCGCCATTTGAACAGCAAGGTGGACGACCAGAAGCTGTATCTGGCGATCTGACGCACTGCCTGAGACATTTCAAGCGCGGGCAGTCGCTTCACTGCTGAACCTGGAGGCAGGCCGGAGCCGCTGGCAGGGCTGATTTTTCAAACCCTGATTTCCCACGACGCTGATTTTATGCCTGCTGATCTGAACTACCTGCTCCAAGCCCGCCGCAATCGCTACGCCCAACCTGCCGGAGGAGCGCGTGCGAGCAGCCCTGAAGACCCTCGGGCTGCGGTGGAGGAGGAGGCGTTTCAGGCGGAGTCCAAACGGCTGGCGCTGGCGGCGAAGGAGCAGGAGGCAGCGGCTGAAGAGGCGGCCAAGGCCTATGAAAAAGGGCGCAGGGATGCTGACAAGGAAGCGTTGCGGGCGCGCAACAACGAGATGGAAGCCAAGGCCCGGCGCGAGAAACGGCCGATCTACACGGATGCCGACGGCGTGATCCAGAGCCAGTACACGGATGACGAGTGGCAGGCACAGAAACAGCGCAAGGCCAAGAATGACCAGTTGCGCACGCGGTATTTCAAGGAGCAGCGCCCGTGGGTGGAAGATGCCGACGGCAACCTGGTGACGCGGCACACGGATGAGCAGTGGCAGGCGATGCAGGCGGAAAAAGTGGCCAAAGAAAAGGCTAAGGTGATCGACGACCAAGCGAAGGACTGGCGCGAGCAGAAGGGCGCGGCGCTGACGGCGGTGGATGACCAGACAGCGCAGGTGATGCGTGGGCTGGATCTGGACGGGCAGGACCTGGGGCTGAGGCACAAGGCCAAGCTGGACACGGTCAAGAAGGCGAATGCGCAGATCAAGCTGCTGGAGCAGGAGATCGAGAACGGCGAGACCGAAGCGGGTCAGATTCTGGATGGAGCGGCGATTGCCAAGCGCACGGCGGCACGCCAGGCGCTGGTGGGGGAGCGTGACAAGGTGCAGGCGGAGGCGGACGAGGCGGAGGCCAAGCTGCGGGCGCATGAGGTGCGCAAGCTGGAGTACAGTCGGGCCAACAACGAGGTGCAGGGCTGGCTGCAGAGGGAGAAGCATGGGCTCAAGACGGCGCTGCCGCCGGTGGTGATGGGGGTGAAGGGGAGGGAAGAACCGGCTAAAGCCGGGACTACACTACCCGGAGGCCGGAACCAGAGCCAGAGCCCGTTGCAAACTGGCGCTCCCAGCCCGGAAACCGGAGGCCGGAACACGCTGAAGCGTGAACAACGTACGCCGGAGGAGGCGGTGCGCAGGGCGGTGATGGAGGGGCGGATTTCGGCGCTGGCGGAGGATGATTCTTTGTCGGACGAAGAGAGGGCGGTGAAGCTGACGCGGCTGATGTTGCAGCGGGATGATCCGGCGGCGTATGAGACGCAGGTGCTGCAGGAGTTTGAAAGTCTGGATCCAGAACAACTCAATGCGACGCTGGACGGGCATTTGCAGGATTTCGAGATGCGCAAGCAGGACTGGCAGTCGCGCCGGGATGCGCTGCGGGAGCAGACCCAGGCAGTGAATGCCGAGGTGGATGGCGTGCTGGCGCGCAATGCGCAGCGGCTGCAGCAGCCGCACAAGGCGGCGGACTTGATTGAGTACACCACGGCGGACGGTGGGAAAGTGAGTGTGTTCAAGGATCTGGCGCCGCAACTCGAGCAGGCGCAGGAAAAGGCGGGCACGTTTGAGAAGCAGAATCAAGCGCAGATGGACCAGATCAACGCCGAGGGCGGGGAACTGGAGCGGGCGGCGAAACTCATTCACGCCGGCGGAGGTGTGTTCCAAAAAAAGCAGGAAGGGGCCCGCGTGGCCGCCAAGGCTGAACGGCAGAAGGTCTATGAGCAGCTCAATGCCATCCCTGGCGCGAAGCTGGGCGATGAACTGGCGGCGGTGGATGCCGCGGTGGAAAAGCACCAGGGCGGGGATGATGTGAGCCTGCAGGAGTGGGCGGCGAAGGAGCGGGAGAAGATTGCGGCGAAGGCGGAAGATGTGCAGAAGAAAGTGGGACCGGCGGTGCAGGAAGCCTATGCGGCGGCCAGTGCCAAGATGCCGGCGGGTGTGGACCTGAACGGGGAACTGGACCGTGATCCGCTGGGGCTAGAAGGCCCGGCATCCGAGGCAGGAGTGACCAAGCTGCTGGAAAAGATGGGGCTGCCATCGTCGAAAGAGAACCGTCAAATGGCGGTCAAGATGCTGCGAGATGCGGCGGTGTTGGACTGGAGTCGAGGAGACACCAGCGCTCCGGTACGTACGGACAGTGCGGGTCGGGTGCTGGTGAATCCTGAGCGCTGGACGGATGGCGAGGCGTATGCCGAAGCCGTGGCCGGGGCGGGCGCGAGTGAGGCGGAGAAGGCCAAGGCGCTGAAGATGCAGCCGGAACTCAAGGCGCAGGCGATCAAGCTGAAGCTGGACACGCTGCGGCCGCTGGGGGTGTTTCGCGAGTGGGAAGAGGCCGAGGTGCCACCAACGCGCGAGGAGAAGATGCAGGCGCGGGCCAATGGCACGCAGGCGGTGCCGCGCAAGCTGCATGAAGGTTTGAGTGATGAGGAGAAACTGAAGCTGTTTGAGAAAGAAAACAGCGGGGTGTTCAGCACCGGAGCGTGGAAGGTGCGCTGGAATCAGGCCTTGCTTGGGGCCGTGCAGGGAGTGATCGGGCTGGCGCAGAGTGCCACGGGGATTGCCGCACCGTTCAGCGATACAGCGCTGGATCTGAATCGGAGGTTTGGCCAGGACGCGGCGCAATTGGGCGCGGCCAGTCAGGCGCTGCCGACCGGGCAGTGGGTGAATCAAGGAGCGAGCATGCTGGTGAGCAGTGCGCCGTCGCTGGCAGTGGGGGGCGCGGTGGGCGCGGCCACCCGAAGCGAAATGCTGGCGCTGCAAGGCGCGGCGGCGGGTGCTGGACTGCAAACGTTTGGACAGGTGTACGGCGATGCGGTGCAGGGCTCCATGCAGAACAAGGGCATGACCAAGGACGAGGCGCGCCAGGCGGCGCTGGTGCCGGCGCTGGCGAGCGGGGTGTCAACCTATGCGTTGACAGCGGCGGGCGGCACGAACGGCATGGAAAGCGCGCTGCGTCAGGAAGGGTTCAAACAAGGGCTGAAGCAATGGCTGACAACGGTGGGCAAGGGCGCGCTGAAGGAAGGCGTGCTGGAAGAGGGGCCGGATCAGTTGATTCAGGGCGTGATTGCCCGGCACAGCTATGACCCGACGAAGAGCTGGGCGAGCATTTGGGAAGAGACGGCGACGGCGGTGATCGGCGGGGCGCTGATGGGTGGGGCGTTTGAGATGATGTCGGGCGGTGGAGGTACGTCTCAAAATGGCAAAGGAATGGAGGAGCAAGGGAATGGGGGAACTGGACAGGCTGTGGGGCCGGAACCAGTCGTCACCCCAGTGGCGGAAACTGAGCCGGTTGTGGCTCGCCCGGAACCGGCTGAAGCCGGGACTACACTACTGCCGGAAACCGGACCGGACACGCTTAAGCGTGAACAACGAACAAAAGAGGCGGAGGCGGAGCTGGCGGGGTTTGCGCCGGAGGGGATGTCGGCGGCTGCGGTGGCGGCCACGAAGGCGAAGGCGGAGGTGCTGCTGCGCATGGCGCAGGGGGAAACGCTGGCTGATTTTAACGATGAAGAGCTGCGTCAGGTGGGGCTGAATCGAGACGGGACGCCGGGGCATTATGAGTCGGTGCCGGTGGACAAAAAGAATCCGCAGGCGGGACGCACGAGCGTGTGGAAGAAGGGTGTGCGAGCGGATGGGTTTCAGCCGGTGGTGGTGGAGGACGGGGAACTGATCATAACGCAGCGTCAGATTGACAACCTGGGCGTGCGGTTGCCGGCGGTGGCGGCGCGGATCGGGAAAAGCGAGGTGGAGCGGAGGCGAGAGATTGCGGGGAAGGGGGCGCTGATTTCTGGCAAAGGAATGAAGGATCAAGGGAATGCCGGAACCGGAGTGGAGGGCCGCAAAGAAGCGCAAGAACCGGAGAAAAAAGGGTCAGAGGCCGGAGGTGGACAGGATGGACAGGATTCCAGAATTTCAGGATTGAGGACGGAACTCGCGGCGGCGGCGGCTGCCGAGTCTAGCCCCGTGGTGGCTAGCCCGGAACCGGCTCAAGCCGGGACTACACTCCTGCCGGAGGACGGAACCGGAGCGGACAGGAGTGTCCGCGCTCCTGTTGAAGCGGTGGGGTTTGATCCGGCGGTGGAGCGGCGGGTGGATGAGATTGGGGCGGAGCTGGCGGGCCGTGGACTGAGCGGGGAGCAGGCGCTGAGGGCGGCGCGTGGGGTGGTGGGGCGCATGGGCGTCATGGGGCCGAAGTATGAGGTGCAGATGATCGACCCGGCGTTTGAGGAGGCGATGAAAGCGGAGGGATTTCAGCGGGATCCGGCCAAGATGTCGCGGTGGATGGCGCGTGGGCAGTTCAAGGCGGAGACGCGGGGGGAAAAGCCGGTGATGCGGAAGGCGGAGGGTGCTAAGAGTGGACCTGGGGTGGCTAGCCCGGAACCGGCTGAAGCCGGGACTACAATACCCGGAGGCCAGAGCCAGTTGCAAACTGGCGCTCCCAGTACGGAGGCGGGCAAGAGTGCCCGCGCTCCGCTCATTGAGCGCGGTGACTGGAAGCAGGCGAAGGGGGAAGTGATTGGGGTGATGCAGGGACGTGCGAAGGGGCTGCCGGAGGCGGGGAAGAAGGCGGCGGGGGACAAGATCAAGGCGGTGGTGAAGCGGTTCAACAAGCTGGAGGAGCTCATTGACACAAAGTTTGGACGTCTGTTTGAGGGCGTGCGGATTGTGCCGAATGGGAGTTCAGGCGGCGGTGGGCTGGCAGCGCAGGTGACGGGCTACGATGCGCAGGGCCGTGCCACGGGTGTGGAGCTGGTGGTGGATGCGGCGACGTTTGCGGAAGCGGGCGGCGTGACGGATTCTGAACTCGAGCGTGCGCTGAATGAGGAGTGGCAGCACCGCGCGGACCTGATGGTGATGAGCCGGAGCGAGGCTATTGCTTTGGCGCGGGACATTCATGCGGCGCAGCCGGGGGTGTTTAACTCGGCGTGGAAGCAGTACTTTGCGGTGTATATCAACGCGGGAAGCAAGCCAGCCAAGCCGCCGGTGGAACTGACCGATGACGAGGCTTACATGATGTATTTTGAGGCCAGCCGCATGATCCGCCAAGGGACGTTCACCAGTGAGAATGCGGCGATTCGTGACGTGGGGCTGCTGCAACGCATGTACCTGATGCTGAGCCGGTACGTGAATTTTGTGAAGCGCGAGATGAAGAAGCTGCCGCAGGATCTGCGCGAGCTGTGGGAGGACAAGCTGACAGCAGCGGAAGCGGTGATGCGCAAGACGAAGGAGGCGGGGATTCGGTTGCAGAAGGAAGGCTTGGATGACGTGGAGCCGCCGGAGGGATTGCCGCAAAAAGGCGCAAAAACTCGCAAAAAAGAGGAAGTTAATGAGGATGAGGAAGCCATGGCGATGGCGGCGGATGCTGAGATGGATGTGCGGCCCGAGCGGAAGGGGGCGCTGCGGAATCCGGGTGAGAATGCAATTCGGGGCATGGCGGCCATTCCTGACCCGGACAACGGCAAGGAAAACGTGGTGGTGTGGATCAATCGCTACCATGGACGCATCACGCGGCCGTCCAAGGGCTGGCTGGAACGCATGGCGCAGGACGGCAAGGACCGCTCAAAAATTGGCGACTGGGATGACATTCGGCAGGCGGAGATCCCGAGCTTTTATGCGGGGCTGGTGTTCAAGAACGGCAACGGCAGCACGCTGGACCAAGCACTGCAGGAGCTGCATGGCCTGGGGTATTTCCCCGGCGTGGCCGCTGAGGATGTGACCGGCGAGATGCTGGCCCGCAAGATCAAGGACGTGATCCAACGCTACCAGGGCAAGAAGCAGGGCGGCGCCACAACGGTGCAGGATGAGGAGCAGGCGCATTTTGAGCGGATGGAGAAGCAGCGGGTGGAGTTTGAGCGCAGCACGTCCAAGGGGCCGATCTACGTCAAGCCGCATGAGATGCAGCCCGGTGACGTGATGATGGTGAAGGCCGATGATGGCAAGATGCACCGAGTGGAGGTGCTGCGACTGGACAGTGAGCCTGTGGCTGCGGGTGACGAGTTTGATCCGGATGCGAATCCGGCGCAGTTCATGGGCCCGGATGGGCCGATGGAGATCCGGAGTGTGACGCTCAGGGACGGCACGACGTTTGGCGTGCAGACGATCGACGGTCAGCAGGGGCTGTACGTGGATGCCTTCAGCGTGCGCCAGGAAGGCGACTTTTACGCCGGGCTGAGCGATGCGGTGCAGAATCGCACGATCGACGATGCGGACGCGGTGCTGCGGGTGATGCAGCACGAGGGCATGGATGCCACGACGCCGTTTTCGCAGATCGTGCTGGCGATTCAGCAGAACCTGCGGGTGCCGATGCGGCGCGCGCAGAAGATGCTGGCGCAGGTGATGGACACAGATGCCAACGCCACGGTGTGGACGAATGGAGAACTCAAGGAAGCGCTGGAGAGTCCGCTGGGGAGTCCTAAGAAACAGGCTGGGCCGGGATTGTTTGGGGAGGATGAGATGAACTTTCTGGGGGACCGGAACACGCTGGGGCTGTTTGAGCAGGCAGGGCGTAAAGAAGCGCAGGTTTCTGGCAAAGGAATGAAGGAGCAAGGGAATGCCGGAACCGGAGTGGGGACCACGGATGGCACGACTAGAACGGATCAGAAGACGAAGGCCGGCGGTGGACAGGATTTACAGAATTCCATCATTACAGGATTGCCGAAAAGCGCTGAACGACCCAGTTTTGCGCAGGTGCGTGATGCGATTGTGGCACAGACCCCGGAGAAACGAGGCTTGTCAGTGGATGATTACATTGATGACAATTTGGAGCGGACTTATCCGGCTCCTGGAACTCGATTTAAAGTCAATGGTAAGACCTACCATTGGACCATCACCCCAGGAACCAAGCTGCGTGGCAGCAGCATGGCTTTCAGCAATCCGTGGATGAGTGTTTTTGAAGGGGAGCGCAATTTCTTGGTCAAAATTCCTTTTGCCCCCGAACTCACGGCGTCACATCTGCGCAAAGCAGTGAGGGCAATTCACGAGGATGCTTATCCCGCCAAAGAGTTCACCCTGGAAGCGAGCACGGCGCAGGAGCTCAAGGCCGAGGCGGAGAGGAAGGTGCTGCGGGAGAATCTGCTGGCGCGGGCGGAGAAGCCGCTGGTGGGGACGCTGGGGGACATCGGGCAGACGCAGATGTTTGGGGGCGGGGATTTGTTTGCGCAGCCGAAGAAAACAACCGATACTCAAAACCAAGATGCACCAGCTACCTCCGGAAGTTTGGAACCAGATCGCCCGCGAGGCACCGCTGGCGACACCGGCCGCACGCGCGGCCTTCAACCTGCCGCCCCAGAAGCAGGAGGCAATGCTCAACCAGTGGGCCCAGAGCGAGCAGAAAGCCAAGACGCCGGCGTGGGCGGTGGTGCCACTGCAGGAGGTGCTGCCCCTGCTGGCGGAACAGCCGGCGCTGAGCCAGTTCAAGGACAAGCATCCCGAGTTCCTGGACGCCCTGCCCGAGGTGAACAGCCCGCAGGAGGCGGCGCAATTGATGAGCCGAGAGCGGCAGTGGAGTCCGGCGCAGAGCTCGACCTTTCTCCAGTTGCTCCAGAGCGGCCAGCCGTTGACACGGTGGCAGCAGAGCGCGAGGTTACTGCACGCGACCGCCAGCTAGAGCAGGCCAAAGTTCAGGTAGAACCCAAAGAATGGGATCGGATGAAAGTGGCTGATGAGAGAGAGCATCGCCAAGAGTTTGCCGATGCTGCTGCCGCAGCAGCAGGACGATGTGCTGAAAACGGAGCGCCGCTTTTTTGAGCAGACACCCACGGAAACCGACCCGAAAAGAGGGGTGATGTTTACCAACGGCACGGGCACGGGCAAAACCTTTACCGGGCTGGGCATCATCAAACGGTTTGAGATGATGGGCAAAGGCCGCGTATTGATCGTGGTGCCGAGCCAGCAGAAAGTCACCGACTGGAAGAACGAAGGCGCGCGGGTGATGGTCAAGGTGAACCCGCTGAACGACACCAATGACGTGGGAGAGGATGTGGTGGCGACGACCTACGCCAATCTGCGCGACAACTGGAAGCTTCAAAGCGAGCCGTGGGACCTGGTGGTGTACGATGAAAGCCACTACCTTTCCAGCAATGCCCAGGGCAACGAAGGAGCCAACATACGCGCGCATGAACTGGCCACTAACAAGCCCGGATGGAACCAGATGGAGAAATGGACGCAGGCAGTGCTGGGACCGCGCCCCAGTCGCCGGGAAGATGAAGCCGCAGCCAAGCGCTACGACAACGCCGCCGAGCAGGCCAGCAAGCAGATTCAGTACCTAGCCGACACCGCCCCGGACACCAAGGCCGTGTTTTTGAGCGCGACGCCTTTCGCGTATCACAAAAACCTCAAATACGCCGACGGCTTTCTTTACTCGGCCCCGCCGCGCTCGGACAGCAGCGCCTACAACACGCCGCAGGGCTTTGAGCGCTATTTGGTGGAGAATTTTGGGTACACGATGCGGACCAACCGCCTCAACTCGCCACCGCCTGAAGTGGACACGGGATTGATGGAACGCGAGTGGGCGGAGCGCCAGTTTCAGCAGGGCAGCATGAGCGGACGCATGATTGACGTGCCGTATGATTACAGCCGTGAATTTGTGCTGCTGAACTCGGAAACGGGCCGCCTGCTGGATGAAGGATTCCGCAGTTTGTCGGGATGGGACCCCGACACGCGGGACCGCTGGCCGGAGCTGACAAGTGCCTTCAACAGCTACTGGCGCAGCAGCAGCAGCGGGTACACAAAGATGATGCAGTTCATGGAGTCCATCAAAGTGGCGGACGCCATTGAGCGCATGCAGCAGCACCTTGACATGGGGCGCAAGATTGTGCTGTTCCATTCCTACAACAACGCCGATCCGCTGCACCCGTTCCAGTTGAGCTATCTGGCACCGGCTTACCGCAATGATCCTGCCGAGCAGATCGGGGAACGGCAGATGCTGGAGCAGCAGACCCGCGACTGGATGTCGGCGCACCCCAAACTGGTGCAGATGAATTTCCGACGTTTGCAAAATCCTCGTGCCCTAGTGGCGCAGGAGTTTGGGGACCGGGTGAAATTCTTCAACGGGGAAGTGGGCAAGAAAGACCGCGCAGCGGCGATCACGCAGTTTAACGACGACAACAGCGGCGTGGACATCTTCATGGTGCAGACCGATGCCGGCAAGGAAGGTATCAGCCTGCATGATACCACGGGCAAAAAGCAGCGCGTGCTGATGAACGCCAGCCTGCCGGTGAAACCGACTGATGCCATCCAGGAGGAAGGGCGCATTTACCGCATCGGCGTGCTTTCGAATGCCATCCAGGAGTATCTGGTGCTGCACACCAACATGGAGCGCAGCGCCTTCGGCAGCAAGATCAGCCAGCGCACGGGCACCGTGGAAAACATGGCCTTAGGCCAGATGGCGCGCACGCTGACGGATTCCTTTAAATCCGGCTATCTGAACGCGCACGGCGAAGATCCGAGCCGGGAGCAGGGGCTTGGCGGCAAGGAGCAGGACAAGGCCGAGCTGCTGGGGGACGACTTCACCCGCGCCAAATCCTATTACTTTGGACGCATGAAGAAAACCAGCCGCAACAAGGCGGCTGAAGGGCAGGACTATTTTGCCACCCCGGAGCCGCTGGGGCTGGTGATGGTGCGCATGCTGGGAGCCAAGCCGGGCATGGACCTGCTGGAGCCGAGTGCCGGGCACGGAGCCATTGGGCGGTGGTTTCCTGACACCACGGCCAACAAGTTCATCGAGCCGAGTCGTACGCTGGCGGATGAACTGCGCATCAAGGTGGCGTCTGGGAAGGTGGAAGTGCAGCCTTTCGAGGATCTGCACATCATGAACAAATTCGACGGCGTGGCGATGAACCCGCCGTTTGGCACGGCGGGCAAGCTGGCCATTGAGCACCTGGCCAAGGCCAGCAGGCACCTGCGCCAGGGCGGGCGCATGGTGGCCATCATTCCCGAAGGGCCGGCGATGCAGAAGCGCTTTGATGCCTGGCTGGAGGGCGAAGGGGCTGACATGCACCTGCGCGCATCCTACGGGTTGCCGACAGTAACATTTGAACGGGCGGGCACGAGCGTGAAAACGCGGTTGGTGGTGCTGGATAAAGCCGACCTGTGGACGGTGAGGCATGAGCCTGAAACAGGGACGTATGCCGCCTATGACAGTTTTGGCGAAAAGCGCCGGTCATACAAAGGTGGGGAGAAAACGTTGCGGGATCTGGCGGAAACCAATCCTGAGTTTATTGGCTGGCAGGATCAGGCGAATTTCCAAAATCGCAGCCCCCGCGAGATTGAGGCCGAGAACGTGAAGGAATTCTTTGACGAGATCGAGAACCTTGAAGCACCGCCGCGCATCGTCAAAACGGTGGCGACGGGGGCTTTGGATTCGGAAACTACATGGACGCCGCCTTATCCAGGTGCGCCCAATCCCAGCATTGCCGAGGCAATGCAAAACATGCAGCAGCAAAACCAAAGAGTGCCGAGCATGGCCCCTGCGGCACCCGTAGTCACCCCAGCCGCCGCTGCTTCCAATCCTTACGAGTCCGCGCAGACGCTGCACGCGAAAAAGGGCGTGATGACCTACGTGGCCAAGATGTCGCGCCGCTTGAGTGATGCCACCTACCAGAGCGAGAAGAACCGCGCCAAGAAGTTTGGCGGGTACTACTCCGCCTTCAAAGGCAGCGGAGCCATTCCAGGATTCCAGTTTGAAAGTGCTGACAAACGCGATGCGTTCGTGGGTGGGTACACAGAGTCGGCACCTTTGAGCAGCCCGAGGAAGCAGATGCCGATTTTGAAGACGATTGAGAAGGTGCAGGAGTGGTCTCAAGCGGAGAACAAGAAAGAGGTGCTGGATCAACTGCCGGAGGATTTGCAGGCGAAGATCGAAGCGGATGAGCGCTGGCAGTGGCTGGAGAAGCATGATGCGAGCGAGGAGTTTGCGCCGTGGTATCCAGAGCCCTACCGGACGGCAAGTCGGGTGTATGCCGACCTTTCAGCGCGTCAGGCGGCAGATGAAGAGCTGACGGCCGCTGAAGACAAGGCGATGGACAAGGCGCATGACAAGCTGCTGGCCTGGGAGATGGCCGGCGGCCCGTGGAATCATGTGCTGGCGACGTATGAGCCGGAGATTGAGGCGCGGATGAAAGAAGTGATTGCGCAGATTGAGGCGACGGGGCGCTGGGAATGGGACAAGCGGGAGAGGGCGTTTGTGGCGACGGATGAGGACAATGAGCAGGTGCTGTACAGTCCGAGGAAGCAGGGGGGTGCCAAGACGGAGAAAGAAGTGTTTGATCACCGGCTGGCGGTGGCAAAGGCGGAGATTGAGAAGGACATGAGCGAGGGCGTGGTGCCGCGTGGAGTGCGTTCTTTTGCGGAACTGCATGACTCGGTGGATGCCAATGAGTACGTGAATGACAAGGAGCGGCCCGACCGGATGATTGGCCCGATGGGCACGGCGCAGGGCTGGCGTGCTCAGGAGTATGTGAATTTTACCAATAAGTTGATTGAGGCGCTGGATGAGTGGCTGAAACAAGGGGGTGCGGCCGGAAGCCAGAACACGCTAAAGCGTGAACAACGTACGGGGATTGATGAGGCGGCGCATGAGGCGGCGACGTCGCCGAGGAATGATTTGGCGGAGCCGACGGCGGCGCAGAAGGAGGCGGGGAATTATGCCATGGGGCATGCTGTCATTGGTGGGCATGAGATTTCGATTGAGAATCCGGCGGGGTCGAGGCGCAGGCCGGAGTGGCCGGTGCTGAGGGATCACTATGGGTACCTGAAGGGCACGAAGGGGCAGGACGGGGACCAGGTGGACTTGTTTGTGAAGCCGGGGACGCCGGCGGACTATGCGGGGCCGGTGCATGTGGTGCGGCAGAATGTGGTGGAGGGGGGAGATGATGCTGGATCCTTGATGCTGGATGCTGGATCCAGAACCGGAGCCGGAGCGGGCAAGAGTGCCCGCGCTCCACTGAGGGCGACGGGGAAGCTGGATGAGTACAAGGTGATGCTGGGGTATCCGACGGCGGCGGAGGCGCGGGCGGCGTATCTGCGCAACTACACGCCCGGCTGGCCGGGGCTGGCGAAGCTGACGACGCACACGATGCCGGAGTTTGAGGTGATCAAGCGGAGCGTGTTTGGCGGCGATGCGGGGGCGAGGGCGACGGACAAGGCGCTTGCGAGCGCCCAGAAGCAGGGGCAGGGTGGAGGCATGGCCAATCCCGACAAGGCCGATCAATCTCAAGCCATCCAACCCGCTTTGTTTGCCCGGCTCAAGGGTTCAAAGACGTTGTATCCTGTTCGTGACTTGGATGATGTGGCCAAAAAAGCCTCATGGATGAAGGTGAGATACCAATCCCGCCCGATAGTCGAGATTGTGACCAGCGATGGGATTGTGCGAGGGGTGAGTGATGAACAAGGTGTTATTCGTGAACCGAATGGCACCGTGATCTGGAACCCGTTTGATGATGAAAATACCGACCTGCTGGCGGCACCCCGCAAGCAGGGGAAGGCGCTGGAGATGATGGCGAAGGCGGACTGGGGGCGGATTGACAAGGCTCTTACGGGGCGGCTGGCGCAGGCGGTGACGGATGCGGCGCAGTGGATCAAGAAGCAGGCGCTGCCGGGTGAGGCGCAGGTGAACCCCGTGGATGCGGCGCTGGAGCTGCTGGCGGGGTGGAGGGTGGAAGGGCAGGCGGCTATGGGCGGGGTGAAACTGAAGCCAGACCAGAGGCAGGAGCTCATGGCTCAGACCCGGCGGCAGATGCGCCGGGCGTGGAACTATGCGCAGCGGCAACTGGTGCCGGATGCCTCCCTGCCGGCGGATGTGCTGGCCAAAAAGCGCGAGATGACGATGAACCAGGGGCTGAGCAATGAGGTGGCGCTGGACATCGGCAAACGGGCGCTGGCGGGCAAACCGAAGCTGTCCGACCTGGTGGTGGGTGAGGCGCAGCAGAATCCAGAGATCCGGCGCAAGATGTTCCTGGCGATGAACCCGCGAATTGACAGCGGAGTGACGATGGACAGCCTCAATCCCGAAGAGCGGCGGGTGGCGGAGGCTTTACTGAAGCTGCGCGACGACCTGGGAAAACGCATGGTGAAGGCGGGACGGATCGGACTGCAGACGTATGAAGCGATGCGGGAGGGCACGAGCCACTACTATGACCATGACGTGAAGCGGGAGAAATCCCTGCTGCGGCAGATGAGTCTGGGGCTGCGCAACTTGTTTGCCCAGACGGCCACGGCGTATCACATCGTGGACACGCAGACGAAGCAGCCGGATGGCAGTCCGGCGCTGGTGATGCACCCTGGAAGCCGGAACCGGCCGACGTATCGCTTTGAGACGCAGGAGCAGATGCGCGGGTGGTACGAGGAGTTCATCAAGGACCAGATTTTGCAGGCGGCGGAGAAGGGCAACGCCGGGCGCTACCCGTGGATGACGCAGGCGGACAAGGCGGCGCTGATGGGCGTGACGCGGGACAGCCTGAACAATCCGGGCCGGATGAGCGCCGAGCAGCGCGCGGTGGTGTCGCGCCTGCAGGAGCAGCTCCGGGCCCGCTTTGAGAAGCGGATGCCGCTGAGCTACGACGAGCACAGCAAGGCGGGGCTGATTGAAGACCCGTTTTACTCGGTGGCCCGACAGATCGCCGAGATGGGGCATGACGTGGCGACTGCGGAGTTTTTCAACTACATCGATTCCGTGCCGGACTACGTGCGGGATGCACCCACGATCGGCTACACGGAGATGCCTGACACGGCCAAACTGGGAGCGCTGGCCGGGAAGTACGTGCGGGATGACGTGGCGGCCGAGGTGCAGCAACTGACCGAGCTGCCAGGGCTGGGCATGAAATTCTATGATGCGCTGCTGGGGCTGTTCAAAACCGGCAAGACGGTGCTCAACCCCGGAAGCCACGGGCGCAACATCGTGGGCAACATCGCCTTTGCGCATCTGGCGGGGAGCAATCCGCTGAACCCCGGCAATGCCACGTACTACGCCGAGGCGCTGCGCGTGCTGCGGGACGGCGGCGAGGCCTACCGGGAGATGTATGAGAACGGCGTGCTGGGCGGCGACTTCCTGACCGGGGAAGTGAAGCGCAGCCTGCGGCAGCTGGTGCCGGATGCGGACACGGTGCTGCGGGAGGCCGAGAACGGCAACATGACTTGGCTGTACGGGCCCAAGGAGCACATGGCGCGGCGCTGGCAGGGCTTGCTGAAAACGCCCGGGAAGGCACTGGACATTGCAGCCACGGCCTGGCGGCTGGAGGATGACATTTACAAAGCAGCGGCCTACCTCAAGGCGAAGGGCATGGGCATGACCAGCAAAGAAGCAGCGGAGCACGTGCGCGAGTGGTTCCCCTACTACGACAAGGGGACGAGCGGCACGCTCAAGGCGCTGGGACGCTTTGCCTTCCCGTTCCTGAGCTTCAAGCGGGAGAGTTTCCGCATTCTGAAAAACGGGCTGACGAAGAAGCCGCTGGCAACGATCGCCACGCTGGCGCTGCCGAGGCTGCTGACGCAGATCGCGCTGACGACGGCCGAGATGCGCCTGCTGATGTGGACGCTGGGCCTGGGGCTCAAGGACGAGCGAGACAAGGAAGACGTGATGAAGGCGCTGAAGGGTCGGGCCGGACGCCTGCTGAGCCCGATTGCGGGGGATTCAAGCCTCTTCAGCATTTTGCTGCCGTGGCGGGATGACAACGGGGGACTGCAGCAGTGGGACCTGAGCAACACGCATCCCTTTGGCGACTGGCTGGCCACGCGCATCGAGGACGCCGAGAGCAAGGAGCCGTGGCTGGCACGGCAGGCGCGTGAGATGCTGACGGGATCGCCGTTGTTGGGGCTGCTGACAGAGACTGCCTTCAATAAGGATGGATTCACCGGGCGGCGGATTTATGAGGATGACATGAGCAGCGGCGAAGCCACCGGCAAGCTAGTGGAACATGCGTTTACGGAACTGGCACCACCGATCACGCCCACGGTATCGCTACCGAACGGCGTGAAGCTGGAGGGCACGAGCGCGCGCACGATCCGGAAAGCCTTTGAGCAGAGCCCGAGCAAGCTGGCCCCGGCGCGGAATCCGACGCAGGCGCTGATCCGCACGCTGGTGGGGCTGGATGTGCGGCCCGCGGACCCGAACCTGTATGAGGACGTGGCGAAGTATCGGGAGAAGAACAAGCTGCCGGCGGTGCCGCGGGGGCAGCAGTTCCCGAGCGATGCCGTGGGCCGTGCGCGGGCGGAGCTGTACCGCCTTCTCATTCATCCGGAGGTGGATGTGCCGGCGGTGAAGGCGCAACTGGAGGTGCTGACGAAGCACGGGGCGAAGATCCCGAGCGTGCAGGATTTGTTTAAGGATCGGCAGCCGCAGGATGTGATGAGGCTGAAGAAGCACCAGGCGCGCTGGATGAACCAACTGCCGCCGGAGGCGCGGCGGGTGCTGGAGGCGGCGCAGGCGCAGCAGAGTGGGGCGAAGCCGAAGGCGCTGGATGCGATGGCGAAGGCGCGGGCGGGTGGGTGAGGGGACGCTGGGCCGAGTGGAGCGAATCAGTTTGGCAAAGGAATGAAGGAGCAAAGGAATAACCCATGACTCAAAAGACTCAAAGCTTCGCCATCGGAACTCGTTGCCGTCGCAAGAATCCGTTTATTCTATATCACTGGTCGCCACGGTGCAGGAGGGAATCAATCCTGCGCAACGGGCTTGTTGTTGGCAGTAAACACGCAATTCACTCAAATGGCTGGAGAGCTACCTATCTCTGCTTCTCGGACAGTCCTTCGTTTGGGTGGGCTTATAGCGCCGACACCAGCAAAACAAAAGGCGAATGGGACCTGTGGATGGTTTGGAGTACTGGGCTGAGCAGTCTATTTTACCGCTCTGATCATCATGGCCAGATGCCAGCCGAATACCGAACCAAGCACAACGTTGCCAAGAAGAATCTTTGGCTTGTGGGTTCTAGATCAAGGGCGAAGGGGAAGGGGAAGGGGAAGGGCCGAGCGGCGCGAATCCATTTGGCAAAGGAATGAAGGAGCAAGGGAATGGACGGAACCGGAGGTGGACAGGATTGACGAGGCGATTCTCGTCCTCGCCCTGCGGGCTCCTTGCAGTCGTCTGTCTCGCTACCGCTCGGCTCACAGAATTACAGCATTTCAGGATTGGGGATGGAGCCGGAGACGGACACGCTGAAGCGTGAACAACGTACGGAAAACGCCACCGGGGGTGAGCCGGTGGCGTTTTGGTTTATCTCTTCGGCCTTGACTTGCGGGCGACTTTATCGAGCCAGCCTTGGAACTGGGCCAGGGTGCCCCGCATGCGATAGCGGAAACCGGCTGGCTGTCTGAGTTGTTTGGCCTGCTCGCCTGCCTGTGCAAGCTGCTGATGGAGGAGAAGTTTCATGGGCGTGGACTTCCCCAGGGTGGCAGACGGGCGGGAGTGCCTGTGCTGGACGGGCTGGGGAAAGGGTCAACGCTTTCGCAAAGGAAAGGTGAAGGTGATAGGCGCGACGCTTCGGGGGGCGGGCGCTCGACTTAGCGCGAAAACAGCAAGCTCAACGGTGTGCATGTTGTCGCCGTAAACGTCCCAAAAATACTCCATCTTTGGGCCGTTGCTGTATCGCAGGAATGCCGGATATTCCGGGTCGTTATTGCAACGAACCCGTACTTCAGGCTTCGTGTCTGGCCTTGGATGTGGCGGCATGTAGTCTGGCACAATTTCGCAGTTTTTGTGCCATGGTTGGTCAAGTAGCAGTGCGAGAAGCTTTTCAAGATTGATCTCGGCTTTCATTTGCGCAGCAGGGTGAAGAGGAGGATGAGCAGGCCGGTGAGGAGTCCGGCGTAGAGTCCGCCTAGGGTGGCGGGAGGGAGATCGGGGGAGAGGAGGATCATGGGGTAGATCACGTAAGATGCAGTGAGCGAGCGTCATCAATCGCAACCCGTGCTGCCGATGGGCTTCCTTCCCAGTCGTGGCGCAGAATCCATTCGGTGACGTGTTTAGCCGTGATTGTGTCGGGCGCGGGCTTTGCTGGCTTGATTGAATTGCATAGACTGCTGACCAAATAGGCAGGCATCAGTTTGGAACAAAGGACGTAGTAAATCCCACGTTCAACCCATGCAGAGACCACCGTCCAGCCAATATGCTCGGACGTGAAACTCTGGCCGATTTGATAAAAGCGGCTGAATGGATACGGCGTCTCCGTTCGGAACTGTTCAAAAGTGGCCACGTCAAAGTAGAGTGCGGATATTGGCGGTGCTTGATCGGGCGGCGTTTCAGTGGCGCTCATAGCTTTGAGGGCGGCGTTTTCTTCAGCAACTGCCGGAGGCGTTCGCGCAGGCGATCTTCGCGGGTGTAGGTGCCGTATTTGGAGGCGATGCGCTGGCCGATGGCAATCAGGCGATAGCCATCGTCAAAATTGCGGTTGTTGTCCTCGCGTGAAATGTGTTCGGCGATGCTGCCGTTGGAGCGGCGCAAAGACCGGCCCAGGCGGATCATCCAAGCAGCGGCATGCCGGTGGGAGGTGAAGGACTCGGGGCAGGTGGGGAGGGACATCGGTGAGTCATTTCAGCACGAAAACGCTTTCGGGTCAAGGGTGAAGATTCATCCCAGACAAGCGGACAACCAGACACGCTGAAGCGTAAACAACGTACGGGGACAACGTACGTGGCGGCGGAGGCATGCGTTGACGGTGGCTGGGTAGTCACCCCATAATGCGGGGTTATGCCTGATGACCGCCGCGTGATGTTTGAGACGACCCTGCCCATCGACCGGGACATGGAAACGCGCATGGTGGAGTATTTTTACAATCTGGCGCTGAAGATCCACCAGGACATGGGCTACGCGGGATCGCCGGGGGATTACGGCTTTGACACGTGGCTGTGGAAACGGCTTTCGTGGATGAACCGCTACCACAACGATTTCAGGGATCGGCTGTGGCTGCCGCCGGAGCGGGACGGGGTGCTGTTTCGGATGTGCAACAAGTCGCTGAACATGCCCAAGCAGTTTGTGGGCGGGTATCACGCAGCGCTGACCAGCAGTCTGGACGGCACGGCGTTCATTGAGGTGCGCGGCGAAGGCGGTGAGGATGAGAATCCGGCGCTGCCGCTGTTCCAGCGCTACCTGCGGGCCAAGGCGGAACGTTTGATGCTGGGGCGGCTGCTGAAAAACGAGAGCGTGCTGATGTGCCTGAACATTGGCCAAAGTGTGTGCCAGGTGGTGCAGAAGCGCGAGCTGCGCACTGATCCGCGGCAGGTGCGCTGCGTGCGCGACCTGCGCCAGGAGGGAGATGTGCCGCTGAAAGACAGCACGGGCAAGCTGGTGACAGAACTGGACGAATGGATACCCAACCCAGCGAATCCGCGCCAGAGCATCCTCAAGCGAGACACGCGCGTGTTTGTGGAGTATCCCGAGGGCACGGTGCCGCATGCGCCGACGGAGCTGACGGCGCGCACGTACACCGTGGATCATGTGATCAAGAATCACCAAGGCGCGGCAATTGAGTTCATTCACCCGGGCGATTTCCTGTGGCAAATCAACAAGCCGAGCCTCGATGCCAGCGATTTGGTGGGGCACTTCACCATGATGGCGGTCGATGACCTGTTTGACTGCTTTGACCGCAGCCGCATGACCGAAGCCGGGAAAAAGTTTGAGAAGCGATACAGCACTGCCGCGCAGTCGGGCAATCAGGGAGACCCGACCAACCAGGAGATGCCGATGCCGAACATGGGGGAATCCCCGGACAGCACCAACGTGGTGATCGATCCCGGCGCGCTGGCACCGCGCAAGTTTCTGTTCTTGTATTCAAGGTATGACTGGAACAAGGACAATCGGAGAGAGCGCGTGTTTTGCGTCATTGACTGGGAGACGCGCCAGCCGGTGGCGTATGACCCCACGAGCCTCGTACTGGAAAGCGACGTGCGGCTGCACCCGTATTTCATGCCGGTGATCGGCAAGGTGAACTTCCGCGCCTATGGCGAGGGCTTGTACGAGCAGCACGACGACCTGAGCCAGTATGTGGATGCCTGCTGGTGTCGCATCCAAATCGAGCAGCAATCGAGCGGCAAGATCACGGCGTTTGATCCCAATGCCCTGGAACAGACCTGGGCGGGTGGCAGCCTGAAACTGCGGGGCCCGACGCTGTGGCGGAAGCGCAACCCGGCGCAGAGCATCAACGAAATCATCGACGTCAAGGTGGTGCCGGCGGAGACGGCGGAGCTGCGCGAGAACATGGCGGTGGGCATGCAGACGATGACCAGTCGCGGCGGCGGCATGACGGTGGACCAGGCCGAAAGCAGCGGGCTGGGGGCGGCGAACACGCTGGGCGGGCTGCAACTGCTGGAGCGCCAGCGGGGGAGAGCGCAGAACAGCACGGCGCAGGACCTGAAGGACAGTCACCAGGATCTGCTGCGGGTGTGGGCGCAGGTGGAACGCGACTGCTTTGACATGGAGTTTGCCAAGGAACTGTTTGGGGATTTGCTGGTGGACGTGGAGGTCGCACCGCCTGGTCCGCAGCAAACGATGGAGACCGCGCAGCCGGAAGCTGCGGGCGAAGTCATCACCCCCGACGGCATGCCGGTAGAAGAACCGGCCGCGATGGGGCTGCAGAAGATGCAGGTGCCGGCGGCGCAGGTGCTGCAGCAGTTCTTGAAGACGGTGAAGCCGGATTCGCTGGCCAACATGGTCAACATCGTGCTCACGGACAGCACCGAGAGCGAAGAGATCGCTCAGACGGAAAACCGGAAAAAGATCATTCTGGACTTCCTGCAACTGGGCAGCGCCGAGGCGATGCAGGCGACGGCGGCGGAGTTCACTGACCTGCTCAAGCGCAACGGCAGCAAGGATGCGGAGAAGACCATTGCGCAGGCGATCAAGGCGCAGAATCAGAAGGAAAAGCAGGCGCAGCAGAAGGCGATACAGCAGCAGGCGCAGCAGCAGCCGGGCGGGCTGAATGCCGCGCCGGGAGGACCGGCACAGCAGGACCCGACGAGCGAAGCGCCGATGACGGGGCGACCGGAGAGCATGCAGGAGTTTAATCCGGGGCCGTGGCCGGTGGAGCCGATGGTGTGAGGGAATCCAGAATTTTTGCAAGGGAATGAAGGAGCAAGGGAATGGTCAGAACCGGATTAAGGCAAAAAAATGGGCGGTAAAAGATGAACTGATTTAAAATTATGAGCGCGATCAATCCTTTGAATCCGGTATTCCCGAAGACTGCAGACGGGGGGGCGGCAGCGCCTTTTTTGCCGGCGGTGCAGGCCTTGGACAAGGCGCAACGGCGGGCTTCGATGTTTGCGCAACTGGGGGCGGACCCGCTGTTTCAGGCGGAGTTTGTGGATGGGTTTTTGAAGGAGGCTGAAGAGCAGGCGCTGGCCGATGTGGCGACGGCGACGATTGAGGATCTGGCACGCGCGCGTGACCAGTGGGTGAACACCAAGGACCTGCGGAAACGATTGTGTGACGAGATGGCGGATGCGCCGGCGCAGATCAAACGGCTGCAAAGCCCGGCGGCGACGACGTGATCCCGGCGGAGCCATGCGTTGCGTTTTCCGAAGAATCATCCCATACATGGTGCCGCTATGCCCGCCTCCGCCAATATCACCACTTCGGGCGTCATTGCCTTCACGCTGCCGCCAGGCGCGTGGGGCGTGAGGATCGCCAATGAAAGTGGCACGTTGATCCGGCGATTGCTCGGCGCGGCACCCAGCACGAGCGGGACCGACTTGGGACTGCCACTGGCAGCAGGAGCGAGTGAAAACATTTTATTTCAAACCGCTTTAAGACAGCCGCTGGCGGTGGGGGCCATCCATGCCGGGAGCGGCACCCAAACACTGACTTACGAAGTCATTACCCAACCAACTGCGGCCATTTCCAACTGACGTCATGCCCACCTCCGCCAACATCACCACCGCCGGCGTCATTGCTTTCACCCTGCCCGTGGGAACGTGGGGAGTGAGAGTGATCAATGAAAGCGACACGTTGATTCGTCGGCTTTTGGGACAACCCGCGACGACCTCTGGTACCAGTTTGGGGCTGCCGCTGGCGGCGGGGGCGGGGGAAACCCTGGTGTTTAGGCAGCCGCTTAAGCAGGACGTGGACTACTGCGCCATCCATGCCGGCACCGGCGACAAAACCCTGACGTACGAAATCATCACGCAACCGACCCAGGGCGGCACGGGCCCCAGTTCCAGCGCAGGAGGCAGCGGGGCGAGCAATGCGTTGCTTTTGGCGGGTGGAACGGCTTCTACGCTGGGATCGCTCACAGCGGCCACGGCGGCCACTGGCGGGCTGTTTTATGGCACGCAGGGAGGCGCAGACCGCAAGTTCACGCTGACGGCAGCCGGCGCGGCGCTGGTGGAAGCGGCCAGTGCGTCCGCGCAACGGACTGCTCTGAATTGTCCTGGGCTTGCGTCTGCCAACATCTTCTCCGTGTCCGGCGCGGCATCGACACCGGCGCTCTCACTGACGGGAACGCCTTTCACGGGCGGGACGGCGACCACGACGAAGCCGCTGTTCTCCATTGAGCCGACTGGGACGACGAGCACGGGCTGGTCGACCTCTGGGACGATGCTGGGGGTGAATGCGGCGAGTGGGTTTGCGGGGAATTTGGTGGACATTCAGAAGAATGGTGTGTCGCGGCTTAGCATCCCAACCACAGGGTATGTTAACTTTACGACGCCAACCACGACAAACTCAGGTTTGTTTCTTACCACCAATGGGTGGGCCAACGGGCACAGTGTAGGCATTACGTTTGGTGATACAACGTTGTTCAATGCCATTATTTGCCCGTTTGCGGCCCCTATGAGTGTGGATCACTATTATGGCGTAACGACGGTTGGTATTTCACCAGGTGGTAAGCTGGGCTTTAACACGGCATCAGCAAATTCAATTGCTTTTGGCACGTCTGCGGATGCACTGCTCATTCGTAAAGCCGCTGCAAGTTTTGGCTTTGGCATCGCATCCGCAACACCCATCACCCAGACCTTTGGCGGAGCTGATGGCAGCGGAACTAACATCACGGGTGGCACACTAAATATTGGCACTCGCGGCACCGGCACGGGCACGGGAGGCAGGATCAACCTGCAATTTCATGCGGCTGGATCGTCAGGTAGCACTCTCGGAACTTTAGTGGACGTGCTTTCGATTGTGGGCGTTGGCCGCGTCCGCATCACCGGCATACCCACTTCTGCCGCTGGGCTTTCAACGGGTGATATTTACAGCAACGCGGGAATCCTCACCATTGTTTAACGCCATGAACATCACACTGACTCAAGAACAACTTGCCGGGCTTGTTTATGGCACGGCAAAACGCAATGAGGCCAACCCTAATGCTCCCGCAATGTCGGTAGAGCAGTTTGCTATTGACCTGCTTGGCGTGCAGGCTGCCACTTTCGCGGCAGAAAAAGACGCTGAGGAGCTGGCCGCCATGGCTGCCAATGAGCAACTAATGGCGTTGGGTCGCGCAGTGATGGAGCAGCCGGAAAAGCTACCCGCTGTGGTGGTGGCGGTGACGGGCATCCTCGAATCTTGAATTTTATGCACACACTCAAACTGACAAACGGGCTTTGCCTGCTGATCCATAACCTGCTGTTTGTCCCTGAGACGTTCAAGACGCCGAGTGAGGTGCTGACGGCGGGCCTGCTGGTGGAGCAACTGAACTGCCCGGTGGTGACTGCACAACAAGCAGATGATCCCGCTTGGAATGGTGCTAACCTGCCTGATTTAAAACTCAGTGAAAAACAGCGGGACCTGTTAAAATTGGCGGTGGAAAAACATGTGGCAAAGCTGCCCCCAAATGGCACAACGGTGTCACTGCTGAAGCAACTCGGGTTTGAGTAACTGCCCCCCCCGATGAAATTCCAGATTGATCCTTCGCAGTTTGAAATGCCGGTGTCGCTGGCGACTTCCATTGTTGGGGCGGGATTGAGCGCGTTGGGACTCGTTGCGGCGACGCTGGCGGGATGGTGGGCAAAGTTTGCGACGATCGACCCGCAGGAGCTGGCGATTCAGCCGCTGCATGTGGTGCTGATTGGTTTTATCATTGCCCTGGCGGCGTTCATTGTGCTGATTCTGCGGGCGGTGTGGGGCAAGGGCATTGAGACGGTGAACCGCTTCAGTGATGCGCTGAACAATCAGGCGGCGCAGATAGCGCAATTGATCGAGCTGCAGACGAAGCGGGTGGAGAAATTGGAGACGCTGAGTTTTGACGCGCTGAGGGAGGCGGCGGAAACCAGAACACGCTGAAGCGTGAACAACAAACCCGGAACCGGAACCGCCTGAAGGCGGGACTACAATACGAAGAGACTGAAACTTATGAAACGGACTTGCTACATTGCGATCAATATGATTCGGACGAATCCGGGGGAAGCGGATGGGTGGACGGATCGGTTTGTGACGTTGATCAACACGCGGCTGCCTGATGGGGTGGTGAAGGACCACAGTGATGATGCGCAGGGGCATTCGACCTGGCTGCAGCGTGGGGTGCGGTTTGAGGGGCTGATGCAGGCTATTTAAAAACATGATCAGGAGGACCAGCAGACTTTATGAATAACATACCTGCAAATTATGCATGGCTGAGTGCCCAAGGGATCTTGCCGAAAACTATCCAGGAGGGACTAAAGCTGCTGGGTGTGGCTGAGGTAGTGGGCAAGGGGAGTAACCGGACGATCCTTGACTGGAGGGATGAGCTGAATCTGGCCGGGGTGAAGATTGCGGGGTTTTCTGACGATGACATTCCGTGGTGCGGTCTGTTTGCGGCGATTGTGGCGCATCGTGCCGGGAAAGTGGTGGTGAAGGAGCCGCTGTGGGCGCGCAACTGGGTGCAGTTTGGGGTGGCGGCTGGGGCTGCGGCTCTGGGGGATTGTCTTGTGTTTGTGAGGCAGGGCGGCGGGCATGTGGGGTGGTATGTGGCCGAGGATGACACGGCCTACCATGTGCTGGGAGGTAACCAGGGTAACCGAGTGAGCATTACCCGGATTGCTAAGGCGCGCTGCATTGCGGTGAGGAGGCCGGTGTACCGTGTGCCGCCGGGGAGTGTGAGGCCGTATCTGGTCCTGGCGGCGGGGGTGCTTTCCGCGAATGAGAGTTGAACCCGGAACCGGCTAAAGCCGGGACTACATTACGAAGAATCCAGAACCCAGAACACGCTGCTGCGCAGCCCCTGAAAGGGAACCGTAAACAACGAACAAAGAACCAGAGCCGGTTAAAAACCGGCGCTCCCAGTACGGAAACTTATGAAACGCACGGTTTACATTGCGATCAATGGCATTCGGACCAATCCAGGGGATGCGGAAGGGTGGACGGATCGGTTTGTGACGTGGGTGAATACAGTACTGCCGGATGGGGTGTATGGGGAGAAGTTTGAGTATTACACCTCCGCGCTGCTGCGTGGATTCCGGCAAAGACTGCGAGCAAAACAGATCGCAAAGATGGTGGGGTATTACACGCGGGCGGGCTATCGCGTGGTGCTGGTGGGTCACAGCAATGGGTGCGACTTGATCGCGCGAGTGCTGCACTTGGCAAAACCGGAATCCGACGAACTGCCAGCCGACCTCAAAAAAGACTTAAAGATCGACTGCGCGCATTTGATATCGCCGGCGGCGGATGAAGAGAGTTTTGCCGACGCTGTCCGCAACAAGCTGGTGAGGTGCATCCACATCTACGGCAGCAAGAACGACGGCGCGCTGAGATTTGCCCAGGTGACCCGCCCGCTGATCGGCTGGCTGGGCCTGGGCTATGGATCGATGGGACTGCGAGGTCGAGAGTTTGCGGCGATGTTTCCCGATGTGGTGCAGGATCACAGTGATGACTCGCACGGACATTCGACGTGGATGCAACGTGGGCCAAACTTTGAGGAGATGATGCTGGCTATTTCTGCGCACGATTTTGCCGACCAAAAAACTTTGACCCTATGAGCACCCTGGAAATCGTCGCTCGCATTGTTCTGGCCATCGTCAGCATGGTTGGGATCGTGGTGGGTATTTTCTGGATGGTGCGGCCACGGAAATAACCAATGACTTCGGAATCACAATATTATGGCTTTCATTCTCTCCGACGCGCCTTCCATCGTCCGCTGTTTGGTGCGGGCCGAGTTCACTCAAAACCTCAAGAAAGACCACGGGAAGTACCTGCAAGCGCACATCTTGGGCATTCGCTGCCAGGAAGCCGCAAGCCTCCAGTTTCAGGTACGGTTCGATGAGCCGGCGCTGGCTGGGGCGATGTTTTGCTTGCCAATCCAAGCGCTGTGCTGGAAGCCGTGCGACATGCCCAATGTTGAACTGATTCAGCCGTGGGACACGTTCAGCAGTCATTTCACGGTGCATGAGTTTGGCTTGTGGAAACGAGGGAATGCGCAGCTTTTGAATGTAAGGGGCGACGCAAAGTACCCCGAGCGGCTGCCAGCGCGGTATCTCTGGACGCTTGACTTTGAAGGCAACGCACTGGCCAATGACTTCGAGCAGCACAAGCAACTCCATTTTATTCAGGTAGAAGAAGGCTGGTTTGCAGCCGTGCCCAATAATCGGGTGCTGAGTGTAGATTCAGCTTTTGCGAGTCCCTGCGAAACGCTGCCCCGGTTTGAATCGCTGGAGCATCTTTTTTGCGCTGAGTGCCGGATCGGTGAACCGGAACTACTGACAGAGACGGCGGCGTAGAAATGCGTTGCGGCGGATGCGGTAGGCCTGAATAATCATCCCATACCCGATTTATGAGCGACATCACTTACGCTGAGCAGCCGACTGACGAACTTCCGGACTTGTCCGGCATGAGTGATGCTGAACTACTGGCGCAACTGAGCACGGCACCGGCTGCGCCTGCTGCTGTTGCTGCTCCGGCTCCGCAAGTGACGCCTGAACCGGCCCCCGCACCTGCCGAGGTGGCAGCAGTGGTTGAACCCGTGGCAGCGCCCGAATTGGTGACTGCGACAGAGCCAGCGCCGGCGCTTGAACCGGCGAGCCATCGAGATCCGAGCAAGGCCAATCATTGGCGCATTCAAGCAAACAATGCCGTGGAGCAGCAGGCGTTCGAACTGCGCAAGCAAGACTCAACATTGACTTTGGCTGAAGCACTGGAGCGCTCGCATCAAATGCTGGGGCTGCCCTCCCCCTTCCAGACGGCGGCACCTGCGGCTGAACCGGCCAAGCCGGCGCAGGAAGCGGCACCTGCCGAGGTGGTGGCTGATCCGCTGGCCAAGATTCAGGAAGAGATCGCCAGCCTCCTTGAACAAAAAAGGGGCTGAACAAAGTCATCGATGCCGATGAGGTCGAAACGCTCAATGAGCGTCTGGCCGACCTGCGCGAGGAACGCGTGCGAATGGAGTCGCGCCAGTTTTTCCAGCAGCAGCAACAAGAAATGCAGACGGCGCAGATCCTGAACGATTTGGAGCAGCAGGTGCAGGCAGCGTTTCCAGATCTGGCGAATAAGCAGCACCCCCTGACGCTGGCCTACGAGGCCGAGCTCAAGCAACTCTGCGCCACAGCACCGGACCACGTGCTGCAGGACCCGCAGATGGAGATCAAACTGGCCGAGCGCATTGCGCAGCGGTTTGAAACCGAATTTCAGATGCCCGTCAAACGGACATCGAAGCCGGCGGCTTCCGCCCCGGCTGCCAAGACACCCACCGTCACGCAGCCAGCGCCAGCGCCGGCCGTGGCAGCCCATGCTGCGGCCGTACGGCCCAGCAGTGCCGCCGCGCCCGTCGTCAGCACGTCGGCCAGCGCGAGCCCTGTCATGGGCATCGCCCCGCAAAATCCCAAGGATGCGTTTGAGGCCCTACTGGCCTCCGGCCAACCGCTGGGAGATGATGCGGATGCGCTGCTGCTCGCCGCCCGATTCGGCACGGCCCCTGCGCCTGCTGGGACGAGGTTTCGCGCTGCCTAACCTACCGGGCACCTCCTGACAGAGCCGACATACACCCGCCACGACTGCGGGTGATCTCACGCAATTCAATCAACGCCTAATCCCGGCTTGGCCGTGGTGAGCCGCGCCCTGATGCGCCCAGCCCACCCGTGCCCACCGGGACAAGGCACACGCAGACACCAACACCCACGGGGCGGGTCATGCCCCGACGCAAGCAACACCCATACCACCAACGATTATGCCAGACGTACCCTACATGTCGCCGCGCGATACCGCGGCCCTTATCACCGCCAACGGAGCCAACTACCAGGAACAAGCCTGGGAGCGCGTGGCGATCAAAAACGCCATGCCTCGCCATCCCTTCGGGGCCATGGCGCGCGGTTCCAGCAACCTCAACAAGCGACTGCCCAATGCGGCGATCATCACCACGACCACGCTGGCCTCCGGCATCTACGGACAGGTGGCCAACTTCCGCGTGCGCGCCCCCGGCGGCGGCTTTGGTGTGCAAGGCTCCGGAGGTTTCCGCACCGGCAAAGGCGTGCAGGTGAAGGACAAAATGTACACCCTCACCACGGGCGTGCAGTGGCACGGCTACAACTACAACAACATCTCCACCGCGCAGACGCTGATCGGTGTGGGCTCCATCGACACCGAAGTGCGCGGCTACCTGCAGGACTTTTTCGGCTGGCTGATGGGCACCCACTGCGAAGCCGAGCTGGTGGCAGCCGCCACGGCCAAGGCCAGCACCAACGTGCGCTACGCCAACAACAAGAGCACCTTGGACGAACTGACCAGCGCCGACACGCTGGCGATCGATGACGTCAACCGCCTGAAAAACAATCAGGTGACCAACAGCAGCATGCCCTTCAGCATGCGCGCCGACGACAACTACAACGACATCCTGGAGTACCTCCTGATGGCGCCGCAGTTTGCCATGCAGGAACTGACCACGAGCAGCACCTGGACCAACTTCCTCAAGGATGCCGGCGTGCGTGGTGACCAGAACTACCTGTTTGGCGGTGGACTGCCCCGCTGGAACGGCACGCGCATGTTTGAGTGGCAGATGCAGACCAGCCTCAACGACGCGCCGAGCGGCAGCTTTGCCGCGCCGTACGCCTTCCTGGGCGCTGCAATCGCTGCCGGCACGGCGGTGTTCAGCATCAAGGGCGGTGGTAACAGCGCCAACAACAAGGCGGCGCTCAATGCCCCGTACTTCTTCGCTTTCAAGGGCGCACGCTGGAAGGCCTTCGAACAGACGAAGATCGAAGCTGAAACGACCAACACGAAGTATGCGATCGCCTACAACGCCACGAACGGCAAGTGGGCCTTTGCCAGCTACAAGGTCATCCCCACGGGTGACCTGGACGACAACGGCGGCACCACGGCCGACAGCAACACCATCACCGTCTTCCAATTCCTCAGTGCCACCAACAGCGGCGCGGCGGCCAAGACGACGGTGGGCAGCGTGGTGTGGGACACCGGCATCTGGAGCGGCAAGACCTGCGAGTGGAGCGATCTGCCTGTGGGCAGCAAAATCTTTGCCGCCAACGCCAAAGGCCAGCCTTACAACCTGGTGTACATGCTGGGCCGCGAGTCGATGCTTAGCGGCTTTGGTCGTGTGACCGCCGACGGCGGCACCGGCTTCGGCCAGCGCACCGAGGAATACCAGAATGCCAGGACATTCGTCGAACTGGGCATGAACCTCAGTTATGGGGCCAACGCTATTCCAAACGTGGACGGTGTGCCGGCCTTCACGGTCATGCATGTGGCGGTCAATCCGGACGGACTGCCCACGATTGTCTGAGTAGTCATCCCATGCGGCGCAGAAATGCGTTGTTGAGCGGCGCAGGCGGGGCAACCTGTCTGCGCCGCTTCTTTGCTGGCTATTTCACCTTCAACCCCGATTTGCCATGTGGATTTTACGCTACCTCATCCTCGCCACGCGCCAGCGCTGCAACGCTTTGCTGGACCGGCGCACGCGCATGAATTTTGATCCGCTGCATGGCTGTCCGATGCATGTCTGCGCCGACAAGGCGGAGTGGGATCGGCGTGGGAGGGAGCAGGTGGCGCAACTGGAGAGTGAACTGCGTCAGGACATCGAGGCTTATCACACGAAGACGGGGGAGAGGCGGGTGATTGCTGGGGAGACGATTGAGGTACGGCCCGTGATTGATGGGGGCTTGCGGGAAGTTTGCCCGGAACCGGCTGAAGCCGGGACTACAATACCCGGAGACCAGAGCCAGTTGCAAACTGGCGCTCCCAGTACGGAGACGGAGCCCGGAGACCAGAACACGCTCAAGCGTGAACAATGTACGGAAGAAACAATTTTGCCGGAGACTGCGCCCGAGACGGAGGCGGTGCCGGCGCATACGGGGGACGCGCTGGTTTCATCGGGAGTTGAGGCGAAAGCCGAGGCTGAGCCTGGCGCGGAACCCACCTTTTTGGGAGAAGCGGGGCAGGGGGACGCTCGCCCAGAACCGGCTAAAGCCGGGACTACACTACTGCCGGAGGCCGGTGGCCAGAACCAGAGCCCGTCTGATCTGCTGGAAGTGCCTGAGCCGACACCCCCAACCCCTGAGCCTACTCCCAAGGCCAAGACCAAATCCGCAGGGAAGGCGGGGAAGAAGTAAGCCATGGGAAGCGCTGCTGACATCCGTGATTTTTTGCTGCCGGATCTGGGAAAGAAGATCGGGGCGACACTGACGACGACGGAGACGGCGCGAATGGTGCATGACATCAACAGCGCGCTGCACACCCTGCTGGGACAGCAACTGGCGGATGACCGCAGTGCGCTGGTGCGTGCGCCGTTGGCTGTGACGCTGGACGTGACGAGCGGAAGTACGGCGATCACTTTTAGCGGGTTTGCGAGTTGGATGCTGGGCTGCACGATCAAAATCGGTTCCACGTGGAACCGTTTGCAGAAGCTGAGCAGTGATCCCAGTCTTGAACAGCCGTGGCTGGGAGAGACGACGGCAGGCATTGCGGCCACGGTGTACCAGGACTGCGTGAATCTGGATTATGCCCTGGAAAGCGTGCTGGAGCCCGTGAGGCTGGGCGGTGCCCGAATCTTTCCGGTGCCCAACAAGCAGGTGCTGGATTCCACGCGCTTCACGCGTAACGCGAGCGGTGATTTGGTGGAGGCCTCGCCGCAGTACTACCTCATCGAAGACAGCCTGAGTTACTTGCAGGTGCCGGCGACGCGGTTTCAGTTCGACACGCTGCCCACCACGCAGCAGGCGCTGCAGTTTTCGGCTGCGCTGCGGGCACCGCAGATCACGGGCCTCGACGACACGCGCACGTTTTTGCTGCCGGGCGGTCGGGACGTGGAAATCCTGCACCCCGTGGTGCGGTTTTTGTTTCGCACGTTCCCGCAGTTCATCGGAGATGTGGGCGAGGTGAGGGCAGATTACACACAGGCCAGGCAGCAGTGGAGTATGTACTCCAACAAAGGGCCGCAACCGGGGACGCTGGAGATTTATGGGGTGTGAGATTCCAGAAGAAGATGGCCGCAAAGAGGCGCAAAAACCGGAGGAAAAAACCAGAGGGGAAGTCTGTGGCCTGAGCCGCAAGGGGGATATTGAGTGCGCTGAGGCGGAGTCGGGGAATGCTAGGGGGCAAGCTGTGCCTGGATTTTGTCCGAGAGTGATTTGTTGAACTGAAGCCTGAACCGGAGCCGCCTGAAGGCGGGACTACACTGCGAAGAAACTGAACCCAGAACCAGAGCCGGTTAAAAACCGGCGCTCCTAGTCAAGAAACTGAACCCAGACACGCTGAAGCGTGAACAACGTACGATTTTATGAATCCGTCCCGCACTTTTTCGGTTCCTGCATTTCAGCCGATCGACTCGCTGGCGGAGACTACGCAGCTGGGGGCGAAGCTTTTGACGGCGCGCAATTTGATTTTGCGGCCGCAGGGAGGATTCAAGGGCGGGCCGACGTATGGGCGGCTGTGGGCCATTGGCAACTCGCTGACGATCTATGCCACGATTGTGGCGCTGGGGCTGAATGACGGTCACAAAACTGTGGCGCTGCGGGTGGCGCGGCAGGGGAAGAATTTTCTGCTGTTTTACAATCTGCCGGCGCGGCAGTGCCGGGGCTTTTTTTACCTGGGAGACGACGGCACGTACACCAGTGGCAGCTACGACTTCACGGCGGGGACTCCCACGTGGGAGATTTTGGGGACCGGCTATGACAACACGGCGAGCTGGTACGGCACGCGGTTTTTCACGGCCATCTACCTTGGCAACGGGGTGGATGATAACCACATCGCGCAACTGAGCCGGACGGGCACGGTGGGCAAATGGCGCAAGGCGGGCAGCAACGTGGCACCCACGGCCCCAGTGATCAGTCTGACGACGCCGGCGACGACCAGCAACACGCAGGCCTACTGGAACGTTACGGGCCGGGCAGGCGGTGTGGTGCTGACCTTCACGGCCCGCGCGGCGCTGTTTCCGGGTCTGAGCGGGAACAACAAGATCAAAGTCAAGATCCAGCAGAGCGGCGCGGGACAGGCGCTGCTGAGCAGTCTGAGCGGGCAGGGGACCACGGCCGACCCGTATTTCTACACGCTCACAGCGGGCACGGCGGCCCTGACCAACAGCAACAGCGCCATCACCAGCTTTGTGAATGCCGACAGCAAGGCGATCACCCTGCTGCAGGCGAGCACGGCCACGCCGGACAGCACGGTGGACCTGGGCAGCTACGGGCCCACGAATCTGGCCAACGGCGCGGGCAGCGGGATCAGCAGCGGGTTCACGAACCGCACGGTGACCTTTTACGCCCGTTACTGGGACCCCGGCACCGACCTGCTGGGCTACGAGGGCATATCAAGTGCGCTGAGCAATGAGCTGGCCATCACCGCCGGGAGCTACAACGACGTGCGGGTGCTGGTGCCTGTGGACAGCACGGCGGAGGGCGGACGCTTCCCCTTTATCCGGCTGTACATGCAGTACGGCGAGGTGCCGGAAGAAACGTATTTGCTGGTGGACCCGGACAATCCCGTACCCAACGGACTGGTGGGCACCTTCACGCGCTACGCCTCCACAAGCGAGATCGTGCTGGCGAGCAGCGAGTGGGCGGCAGGCGACAAGCTGAGACTGACGACCACGGGCGGGCTGCCCAGCGGGCTACTGACCGGCACCGACTACTACTTGCAGACCGGCACGGCTACCGGGCGCTGGTATTTGGCGCTGACCTCTGACGGCACGCCGGTGACGATTTCCAGCAATGGCACCGGCACGCAGACCGCCACGCTGACGGCGAAGACGGTGCAAATCGGCACGAACACACCGATCCGCACGGCGGCCGATGGCGGCGAGATGTTTGAGGACCAGTATCGACCCCTACCGCACCAGCACCACGCCATGGCCAGCGCGCAGGTGTATCGCGGAGCCGTGACGCAGTATCCGCAGCGGTTGTACCCCAGCAAGCCGGCGACGTTTGACGAGCTGGCCCCCGAAGGCGTGAGCCTGGCCGAGCTCAGCGTCATCGACCTGCAGACCACCACGGGAAGCCCTGGAAGCACGGACATCACGGCGCTGATCAGCACGCAGAGCCGCCTGGACATTCACACGCGGGGAGGGCTGATCATTTTGGACACGACCAATCCGACCGATCCGATTTCCCAGTATTCACCCCAGAGCGGCGCGGGCTGCGTGAACGGCACAAGCTTTGCGCTGCTGGAAGGGAAGTCGCTGTACTACCTCGGGGCCGACCTGCAACTGCGCAGCATGAGTGCGCAGCGCATCGGCAACGACTTTGCCACCATGCTGGCGCAGACCGACTTTGTGGCGCGTGCCGCCAACTCCTACCTGAGGGCTAGGGTTGACATTGACGCGCTGGCGCGCACGCCGCAGCGAGGGTGCCTGTTTGTCGATCGGCAGAGCCAGCACCTGTGGTTTACCTTGCCCGTGCTGGATGGCAGCCTGAACATGTTTGGCTTTGATCTGGCCAACAACGGCATTGTGGGGCCGTTTGACTACCCGCGCATCTACGCCCAGGCCCCGATGGAGAGCGAGCGGGCGGAGATGGTGTTTGCCGACGAGAGCGGCAATCTGTTTGTATGGGACACGGCCACCCAGAACGATGCTGGCGACGTCTTTGACGCCAGCAGCGCGTTCACGCCGCACAGTCCGAGTGATCCGGTGCCGGTGCAGTATGCGGGCTACGGCTACGTGGATCTGGGCGGCGTGCGTTACTACCAGGCGAATACGACGGTGCTGGAGACGGGCTACATCGATCTGGCGGGGGCAGACACGCGCAAGGCGCTGATTGCGTTGCTGTGGCGGACGGTGAAGAACAGTCGGGCCATTCTGATTGTGACGGTGACGACGCTGAACCAGGAGACGGAGACGCTGAGCTTCAGCCAGGACGAATTTTATCCCGAGGTGGAGCACCGTTTGAACTGCCTGCTGGGGAATACGACGAGCTTCAAGCTGGCGTTCAACGTGCTGGGAGCGGAGCAGAAACCGTGGATTGTGCGGGATATTTCGGCGCTGTGGAAGGGGCAGGGGAAGGTGTGAGGAATGGATGGCCTCAAAAAGGCGCAAGAACCGGAGAAAAAACCGGAGCCGGATTTTTTGACAGGATTGACAAGATTCCAGAATTTCAGGATTCCAGAAGTGTGTCTGGGATGAATAATGGGCGTTGACACGAAAGGGTTTTCGTGGAGAGTGAGGGACCCGATTATGAATGATGAAACCACCCCGAAGATTGTGCCGTTTGAAACGCAGGCAGCAGCCATTGAGAATCTGAACTTGCAGGGATGCCGGAGTGGCAATGGGTTAGATCCGTGCGCGCTGGCGGTGGGATTGCTGACGACCCATGAGTGGAGTGGACCTTGGCTGACGTGCTACATGCTGCGGAGGTTTGGCTGGCCGAACATCGGCAGCGATGATTGGAAAGAACTGATGACATGGGTACTGACGACTCCGATTGATGGACTGTTTTTGACCGTGACGCCTTACATGGGGAATGATCGTGATGAGGTAAAAACGGATCAGCAGGGGAAGATTCGAGGAACGTGTGCCTTGCATTTTGGCTACTTGCACACCCCGGAAGTGGGCGAGGAGCGACTGAATTACTACGCCCCTGCCTGCCGCGAAACCATGGAGGCGCGGAAAGCCGTGGTGCAGCAGTGGTGGCTGGAAACCGGGAACAAGCGGTTTTGCTGGGCTGGATGCACCGCCGAAGAAAAGGAAACATGTGTGCTGGAACACCACCCGGAAGGCAAGGTGCTGTGGGGCATTTATGCGCGGAGTGAATCGCTTACCACCGGCATCCAGAACAAAGAGGGGACGATGACTGAGGCAGAACGCGAACTCTATTTTTCAGCCCCATTGCATCCTAATGTGCTGGGGTGGATGACGCAGCATCTGGGACTGGTGATTGACACTCTTGACCTGACGCACGACGATGATTTGTTTGTGCCGGCGAAGATCGGGCTGGATGTGGCGAACTGGCCGCAGGTGGACTGGAAGCGCGTGAACGAGGAAACGAAACAGCATGAGGCTGAATTTCTGGAGCCGTGCCGTGAGGCGCTGAGGGCGACCCTGCGCGATCTGCTGCGTCCGGTGTATGTGCGGGATGTGGGATTCAATGCGCTGGGCCGCAGTGATGAGTATGACGATGAGGACGCGCTGGCGCAGCCTTTGCCCAAAGTGGCGCAGTCTTTTGCTGGGGCGGGCTACACGCCGGAAGGCTGGTTTGAGATGCAATCCAGCCCTGAAAACAATCCTTAATCTGCTGACACCCATGCCCAAACCCATTCCAACATCCAAACATCCGGCCGCTGTGGCGCTGGGCAAGCTCGGCAAAGGGCGGCGCAAGACGATGACGCCGGCGGCGGTGGAAGCCCGGCGGCAGACGGCACGAACGCGCCGGAAGGTGGCGAAGCCGTTGACTGACGAGGAGGTGCAACTGCCTGCGGGGCCGCTGGGTGCGGGGGTGACGGATGAGGATGTGGATTGAACAATCCGAGTAATCACCCCAGACAACCGAACCTGCGGGCAGGAGTGCCCGCGCTCCCTTTTAACTGATTTATGGTACACCTAACCACCAACACCAAGGATCCGCTCGGCTTGCCGGCGGGTGAACGCCATCTCTTCGACACGACACAGGGAGGGCATTACATGGTGGCTGGCTATGGAGGGAATGTGACGCCGGCGGAGTTTGGGCCGTTCAATCCGTACGAGGCCATCACCAACGCCAGCGTGCTGATCATCCGCAGCGGGGGGATGGGAGACGTGCTGTTTTGCATGCCGGCGCTGGCGGCGCTGCGGAAGCGTTTTCCAGTCCTGCGCCTGACGTTTGCCTGCCTGCCGGTGTATCATGCGATGCTGACGCACCCAGACCTGGAAGGGCTGGAGGTGATCGCGCATCCGGTGAAATCGGCCACGGCAGCTGAATTTACGCATGTGGTGCCGCTGGAGGAAGTGATCGAGTCCGACCAGGAGCACGATGCGGTGACGATCTTTGCCCGGGCGCTGGGGCTGACTCTCAGCAAGGACGAATGGATGCCGCGGCTGCGGGTGCCGAGTGACGCGATCCTGGCGGCGCAGGCGGAATTCCCCAAGGCGCAGGGGCAGGTGTTTTTTGGCATTCAACTGCGGGCGAGCCACCAATGCCGGACGTGGCCGGTGCAGTTCATCATGGGGGCGGCGCAGGCGCTCTTAAATCGCCACGCGAACGCCGTGGTGTTCATGTTTGGCCTGAAGCAGGACTGGGAAGGATTTGAGAATGTGCAGCATGCGCGGGTGGTGTGGCTGCCGGAGCAGGACCTGACCCTGACCGAAACGCTGGCGGTGATGACGCTGATGGACGGATTCATCGCCCCGGACTCGGGCCTGCTGCACTGCGCGGGCGCGCTAGGGCTGCCGGCGGTGGGATTGTTCGGGCCCTACCAGTGGCAGAAGCGGACGCCGTATTTTCCGACGGTGCACGGGCTCAACGGTCAGGCCCCCTGCGCGCCGTGCCATCACCCGGCACGCACGAGCGCCTTTCCGCCGGGCATGCCCTGTGCCAAGCACGGCGCGTGCGTGGCACTGGGAAGTCTGACGCCGGACCGGGTGGTGACGCGGCTGCTCAAGACGATGAGCGAGTGCGCGGCGGCGAATGGCAGCGTGAAACCGGCGGAGCGCCGCCACTACATGGTGCAGAGCTTGTTTGGGCCGGTGCAGGCCAAGGGGGATGTGCATCCCGACCTGCCGAGGGCGGGGGAGTATCACCTGGGGAACTTTGGGCACGGGGCGGCGACGATCGAGGAGGCGCAGATGCTGCATGCGCTGGTGCTGGCGCTCAAGCCGAAGGTGTGCGTGGAAACCGGCACGGAAACCGGCTGGACGGCGGCCTACATCGCTGCCGCGCTGGAAGCCAACGGGGGCGGACACCTGACCACGCTGGAGATCAACCCGCAGATGCGCGAGCTGGCGGCGGAGCACCTGACGCACTGGGATCTGGCGCACCGGGTGACGATCAGCGGGGAGAGTAGTCTGGAGTGGCTGAAAAACTACGCGGGGCGCGCGATTGACTTTGCGCTGCTGGACACGCACATCCCGATGCGTGCCGAGGAACTGGCGCTGCTGCTGCCGCACCTGAGCGATACCGCGCTGGTGTGCGTGCATGACACGAGCCCGGAGCACCCGATGCGCGGCGAGACGGACCTGCTGGCGCAACTGCGGGCCAGCGGAATGAGCGTGGTGCACGTGGCGACGCCGCGGGGAATGACGATCATGCAGAGGCGGAGCTCGGATTCTTTTTAACCACGGAATACACGGAATACACGGAAACCGGAGAATATGGAACTGATCAAAACACGGCAGGAACTGGCGCTGAATCTTTTCAAAGGCACGGGCGTGGAGCTCGGGGTGGCCCGGGGAGAGTTTTCGGAGGAGATTTTGAGGCAGCAAAGGCTGATCATTCCGTTGGGCTTGGAAAAAGTTTCTGAGGGTCTTTTTCGATGGGAAGGCACCGGACCTGTGATGTTGCCCACCGCTTTGGATTGCGTCCAGAAACTGTATTCCATTGACCGCTGGACGGAAAAACACCATTCCATTTACGAGTATCAATTGGCGCTGCTGCGGTTGCAGAAGTTTGGAGCGAGATCGCTGGTGCTGCGTGCGACGTTTGAAGAAGCGCTGGTGCTGTTTGAGGATGGCGGCCTGGACTTTGTGTACGTGGATGGCTACGCGCACACGGGGCAGGAAGGCGGGAAGACGCTGGAGGACTGGTGGCCGAAGATCAAGCCGGGCGGGGTGCTGGCCGGGCATGACTATGATGCGCTGTTTCAGCCGACGATCGATGCCGTGGACGCCTTTGTGGCGCGGCACGGGCTGGAGCTGCACCTGACCGAGGAGGAGAATCTGCGGAGTTGGTGGGTGGTGAAGTGAGGTTTGATTTTTGGCAAAGGAATGAAGGAGTAAAGGAATGACTGAAACACTGAACTGAAGAATCCCGACAACTATGACCTTCCCCGAACTCAACAACCTGCATGCCGGACGTCCGGCGGTGATCGTTGGCAAAGGGCCGAGTCTGGATGCGTGGCTGGCTGCGGGATGTCCGCAGCCGGAGGGGGCGGTGAGGATTGGCGTGAACCAGGTGGCGGTGGTGGTGCCGGAGGTGGTGTACTCGGTGTCGGGCGATGCGCAGATGGACAGTCCGGAGCATCTGGCGCTGCCGACGCAGTGGCTGCGGGCGGTGCCGTATGAGACGCGCGAGGGGAGGCTGACCTATGGCCAGCGTTTGCCAGACAAGGTGATCCGTTTTCACTGCTATCCGGCGGTGCCGGAGTTTGCCACGGCCTGCCTGAACAGCTCACGGGACGAGGTGGCGGCCCTGACCTGGCTGCATGGAGCGATGAGCAGCGCGGACCCGGCGGTGCATCTGGCGTGGTACCTGGGCTGCACGGAGGTGCTGCTGGTGGGGATCGACGGTGGGAGCGTGCGGGCGCAAGTGATGGAAGAGCAGGGGGACCGATCCGGGCCGCCGAGCTATGACAAGCTGCGGCAGTGCGTGAGAGAAGGGGCCCAGCGGTTGTTTCCGTTTCGGTGGAGGCACTGGGAGCCGGGGGTGGCTACGGTCCCGGAATTTGGACAGGATTGACAGGATTACAGCATTTAAGAAACTGAGAGTGCCGTTTTGAGCCCGGACTGGCTATGCCTGAACTTTGAGAGCCTTGAACTCGCGCAGGATCTGCTGGAGTTCATCGAGTTCGAAGCCTTTTTTGCTGGTAAAGTGCAGTCTTGTCACGCCATCCGGATGGGTGAAGATGCGCCAGCGGCGGGAGGCGGGCAGAATGAGCTCGACACGGGCCTTGGGGCCTTTGGGACGAGGGGAACGACCTGCGGCACGATTGCGGGCAAGCTGCTTGGCGCGGCGTGGAACCAGTTTTTTCTGATACTTTTCAAACTGTTGCTGCAGGTGCTCGGCGCGGTGCTTGGCTTCGTAGCGGCGCTCGGCCTCTATCTGTTTCTCGGTGCGTTTGCGGGCGGGCTGTTTCTTGGCGGTGGGCTTTTTCTTGGGAGTGGCGGCCATGGGGTGACTACTGAATGACGAAAGCGATTTCGTCAACTCAGAGGATGAAAGGCCGGCGGTGTGAGGAACACGGGCCGGCGGTGGATGCGTGGGGATTTGCAGGGGCGTGGAGTCTTGGCTTTGGTCTTGGGCTTGAGAACTGGAAACGGCGGCAGGGTGAGAGGGGGGCAGTCGGACAGGTAGGTGCGGAGGGCGGACATGGCGGACTCGGCGCCGTGGCAGAGGATGCAGTTGTAGCCGGAGGCCAGCAGCGCGGCACGCCACCAGTCCTGCATGGGGCTGGGGCGACCGAGGGTGCGGCGCTTGAGCTCGATGTAGAGTCCGGCATGGGTGCGGCTGCGAACGGGCAGGCAAAGATCCGGCACGCCTTCCTTGAGGCCTTCCGCTTTGAGCTTGCGGGCGCGGATGGCGGCGACGGGGAGTTTTTTGCCGGAGTTGAGGGTTTTGGTTTCGGAGCCGAAGAACGCGCCGTTGGGGACGGCGTAGAGGAGATTGAGAGCGGGCCATTTGCCGGTGTTCATGGAGGCCCAGGTGATGACGGCGCACTGCTCGGCGTGCTCGGTGGGCTCAACTGGAAGTGATTTGCGAGGCATGGGAGATGTGAGTGGCTTACCGGAACACGCTAAAGCGTGAACAACGTACGGGGATCAGGCGAGAGGCAGCACGGGGGACGCGAGGAATGGGGCGAGGCGTTTGGGTGTTGCTGCCAGGGGAGGGGAATGGTGGGAGTGTGGGGATGGATGATGTGCTGGCCGAGGGCGGCATCAAACCAGCCTTCGAAGACGATGATGCCGCGCCAGCGAAAGAGCTTGTGAGCGAGGCCGCGGTGCTGGCTGTAGTGAGGGATGAGCCAGTGACCGTGATTGCGCAGGGTTTCCGGGGTGGGCATGCCGCATTCCTGGGACTCCAACCAGGGGCGCAGGGTGGTTTCCCAGTGCGTGTCACACTGGAATGCGATCTGGGCAGCGAGGGTGGGAAGGGTGTCGAGTCCGCCGGGCTCAAAGTGGGAGAACCGGAGGCTGGTCTGGGTGGGGAAGTTCATGGAGGCTGGTAAAAGATTTTAGAAGGCAGTAATAAATCTTATTTTACAGAAGGACGAGGCGTCCAAGGTCTTGGCATGTGGACAGTTTTTGGTGGGCGGCAGATCCATAAGCAATGAGGCAAGAAGGTCCTCCGCTGTTGTGCCCGTTGGGTGCTGGACTGCCGTCGGGACGGTGAAAAGTAAGCCGTCCTTTAATGAAAAGAATACTTGTGGCAAAGGGCCAGACATGTTCAAAAAAAGCGCGGGTGTCTGTGCGTGCAAAGACCAAGGCAATGCCATTGCGGTGCAACGCCATGCGGCCAAGCCACATGCCAAGGCTGCGGCCATAAGGAGGATTACACCAAGTGAACCCCTGCCAGAGATGGAGTAGTCCGTTGTCGGTTTCTGTGATCATCTTGGCAGCGGTGGGCCATGGCTGGGGATCGCAGGCGCAGGGATCAAGATCAAACGGGCCGAGACGATCAAGAATCCATTTGGGTGTGATCCATGAATCGGTTGTGATACCAGTCCGTCGGGTGTTGTTGGGAGGAGCAATTGAACTCATGGGGTGACTATTGGGAAAAAGGTCATGCTTTGGCCCCCTCCGCACGGGCAAAGGCTACGAGATTGCGCACGGCCTGCTGTCCGCGCTCGGTGATGGTGTAGAAGGGCTGGCGGTGGTTGCCGCTGCTGGTGCTGGTGGCGAAGCCGGCGGATTCCAGGGCGGCCATGTGGGTGAAGGTGAGACCGACAATGGCCATGCGCTGGCACTGGCCGCGCCCGCCGGGATAGCGATTGAGCTTCAAGAGGGCTTCAAGGGAGAGATCGCAGAGGTTTTCAATCATGGGAGGAGGTGAATTGAGGTGGGAGCTTTGGTGACGGGAAGGAGTGGCTGCGGGGTGAGGGCGGGCCAGGGCAGGGAGGCATCCAGCAGCCAGGCGCGCACGGCGGGCTGGGTGGTGAGGTGAAGATTGGTCCCGATGGCGGAGGTGTGAACGGTGGCGGTGATGATACCGAGAGTGAGGAGTTCATTGAGCGTCGGGATCATGGCGGAGCCGCGCATTTCGTCGGCCCGGCTCCAGGGGAGGGTTTCGGCGCACTGGCGGGAGCGTAACAGCCCATGGGGACGGGCGGCATGGATGATGGTGGAGAGATGGCAGCCGGTGAGACCCGTGGCATACAAAGCCTGCAAGCGATGCAGCAGGGTGTGAGCCTGCGCGGCACCGAGGGGCGGGGTGGTGACAGCCAATTGATGGTCTAACGCGCTGAGAGGGCACAGGCTAGCAAGAAAGGCAGGCGGGGTGTAGTAGCGCCGCCAGGACTGGGGGCCGCGAGGCTTGGGGCCGTGATCCTCCTGAAGGCTGATGCCGTGGCGCTCCCAGGGTCGATTCAGCCGCATGGAGATGCGCTGGCTGGGGGTCAGATTCGCGGTGCTGAGGCCTTTCTCGCCTTTGCGGGCGATACGCAGCAGCAGGAGCAGGGTTTTGACGGAGATGCGCCAGGCTTTGCAGGTGTGTAGCACGGCAATGTAGTGGGCGAGGTGAACGTCGGTGGTGGCGGTGGGAACGGTGGGAGTCGTCATGGAGGCAGTGGGTGTGGGGTGGTATCAGGGCTTGGAGGTGATGTGATGGAAACCGCAGAGAGGGCAGGGGTAGGCGCGGAGGAAGTTGGGCGCGTTGTGCCGGTAGCGGCGGGGCTGGGCGCCGTACTGCCTTTCATGGCTGGCAGCCTGGGTGCTGCCTTTGAGCCGTTCATTGATGGCGGTTTGCGCGTCCTTGAGATTGGCGTAGCAGTGCTTGGTGCAGCGCTGGGTGCCATCGGCCTCGACCCGCACCAGGGGAGAGGCCACACCGCCGGTGGCACGCCATTGGCGGAGGTGATCGGACACTTGGGCGCGGGTGGCGAGATCGGCCCCGTGACCGAGGGCACGCTGCTGCCCGACTTCATGGAGCTCGTAGTGCGGCAGTTCGCCGTAATGGCGCTGGAACCAGCGGCGCTGCAGTCCGAGGGCTCCGAGAGCGAAGGCGTGCAGACAATCCTCATAGCCGGGCAGGGTGTGCAGAGTGGACATGGACGCCCACGGCCATTGCTGCGTGGGGGCGCAGGGGTCCAGCGGCGAGACGAAGATGATGGCAGGCGCGAGCGGCAAGTTGGTGGGCAGAGGAAAGCGGGTGAGGTAGTCCGCCACGGGCTGCCAGTGGGGCCAGGACTGCGCCCAGGGCTGGGCATTGACCCACTGCAGGTAGGCTGGCGGGACGGCGTGGAGATGCTTGCGGGTGTGCTCGCCCACGGGCATGAAATCGTGAGGCATGAGGACACGCTGGTGACCGGGGCGGAAGTAGGGGACTTCGGCGGCGGCAGGGAGCTGGGTGGGATCGGGCGGCGGGAGACGCCAGAAGCGTTCGCGGTTGCGTTGTTCGTTGGAGGTGGACCAGGCGGACATGAGGGTTTAAAGTTGCAGGTTTAAAGTTTTAAGTTGTCGGAGCCGGAACACGCTGAAGCGTGAACAACGAGCGCGGACTGGATGCGCTGGGCGATCCAGCGGGCGCAGGGGACGGCCCAGGAGTTGCCGAGGGCTTTGTAGCGGGGGCCGTCCGGGCTGTGGGCGCACTGGGTGGCGGTGAGCTCGTCCATGCCGAGATCCCTGAGGTAGGCGATGGTTTGGGCGAGGTCGGCGGCTTTGCGCAGGCGGCCGCCTTTGGAGGGGAGGAGGGTGTAGCCGATGAGGAAGCCTTGCAAAATTTCGCATTCTTCGGGGGTGAGGCGTCGGACGCGCCAGAGGCTTGAGACTGGATGCTGGATGCTGGATTCCAGAGGCTGGCTGATAAGGGTGTTGCTGCTGTTTTGGATGGCGGAGCCGGTGCCTTCGCGGATGGTGCCGGCGGTGTCGGTGGGGGTGACGACTTCACGCGTGCCTTCACGCGTGCCTTCACGCGTGCCGTGGAGCGTGTAGGCGACGTGTGGGGAGCCGTCGCCGGCTTTGCAAGCGTCTGCTTTAAGCACTGCGACATCGCTGGGAGCGCCCCCTGTTTTGTTGTCGCAAGTGTAGTAGCGAGGCTCGAAGCTGATGGCTTCCTGGACAGCCACACACGGGGCGGCGTCACCTTTCCCGCTCTGCCCGCTCTGCGCTTGGAGCGCGTTGACGACATCGCCGGTGTTGCCGCGGCCATTGCGGGCGATGCGGGGCTGGAAAGCGATGGGGGCAGAGTCAGGAACGGGGTCAGAGACCCCGGCACCTTGGACTGGGAACGCGACGGCGGTGGGATTGTGGGACTGGAGGACGGGTGACAGGTCTTCAGTGCCAGCGCGCAGGGTGGGGGCGAGATCAGCCGTGGCGTCGGCTCCGTGGTCTTTGGCGGAGAAAGCCACGCAGTGGGGCTTCATGGTGTCGAGGGCTCCCACGACTTCACCGAACACCAGCGGCGGGCGGTCGTAGCCGCGGCCATCATCGCCACGCATGCGGGCGGAGAAAGCGATGGGTAATTCGTCCAGACCACCTGAAGGCGGGACTACACTACTTGGAATGGGGACGAGCGGGGTGCCGCGTCCGGTGCCGTCTTCGCTGGCGTCGAAACCTTCGGCGCGTAACGAATGCGTTACATCGACGAGAAGCGTCTGCCTCTCGTCCAGCGTCGTGTTCGGCCCCTTGTGCATGCGGAGGGTGAGGCAGTTGGCGAGATGGGGGATGAGTTTGGATTCTTGGCTCTCGTTGTCGGCGTGGTAATTCGTTGTGAGAGGGGCGCAGATTTCAGGGATGGCTTTTGCGGCCGTGGCTACGATGTGATTGGCGCGGGCGTGTTCGACATCGCTGCCGCCGTCGGTGCTGCGGAGTGTGAGGCAGTTGGCGAGGTGGGGAATGAGGAGGTTTTGCTCGGCGTCTTGGGAGGTGGCAGATCCGGCGGCTTTGCCGTTGGCGGAGAGAGTGCCGGCAAGGTCTGCGACGATGGTCTGCGGCTGGGTGGGGGCAGTGGTGACGCGGAGGCGGGCTAGTCCGTCATCGGTCCAGTAGCCTGCGCCGGTTTCGGCGGCGCAGCAGGCTACGACTGGGTCTTGTCCGCGTGTTTCTCCGGTTCTTTCGACTCCTCCGCCACCGCCTTTAGCGCGTGCGCTAAGGGTGGGGGCAGTTGTTTGCCCCGTTTCTCGGCGCGGCGGAGTATCCCGGCGCAGGCCAGTGAACTCAAATAGAACCGCTGCGGGATCGAATGCGGGATCAGCACTTGCGACAACGAACACACGCTTGCGTCGTTGGGCCAGTCCGAAATATTGGGCATCGA